ATGAATACAAAAAATTCCAAGATAAACTTACCGAAATGGAGGTCAAAGCACAACAAGAAAGGTTGAAAAAGTATTTAGGTAATATTCGTGATAATATTTCTGACCGAGCAAAACTTAAAATAGAGGAATTGCAAAAACTTAAAGAAATTGAAGATAGTTTTGTGGCAAAAGAAGGAGCAAGTGAAGAGGAAAAACAAGCCATTGAAACCGCTAAAAAATTAGCAATAGAGGGCTTAAAAGAAAGCACAAAACAACAATTACAAAAAATGGATTGGGAAGATTTCCAAAAGAGCGATTATTTTATTTCTATGTTTGATGACTTAGATAACGCATCGTCTATGGCTATAAATAGTATGATTACTCAATTAGAGAATTATAAAGACCAATGGACTGATATGCCATTAGACGATATGAAGAAAGTTATTGACCTAATAAATAAACTAAAAGATGCTGCTGATGAAAAAATAACAAACCCATTTTATGCTGCTAAAAAAACTGAACGAGAAATCGCAGAGTATGGTAGAAGTAAGTCAGAGTCGGAGTCAGATTTTGAGACTTTCACTGATATGTCTAATTACGCAGAAGAACAGGCAAGATTGTATGAGCAGGCTTTAATTGCTAAAACTAAAATATTGACAGTAGAAGAACAAGAACAAATGCTTGGTAAAGAAAATATGCACTTGTTAAGTATGAGTTCGGAGGAATTAGCACAACAAAGAGATTATCATAAAGGGCTTTCAAAAGACTACAAAAATCAAGCATCTTTAGCACAACAACAATTGCAACGATATGCGAAATTAACAAACCAATATGAAAAACAAGCGCAAGTTTTAGCAGACATTCGAGGTACGTTTAATAATTTGGTTGGTGCTGCCACTGAATTAGGAGAAGCACTTGGAATGGATGAGATGTCAGAAATGTGGACTGAAATTGGTGGTAATGTCTTTGATACTGGTTTAGCAATCGCAGAGGGTGTATTAGGATTAAAAGCACAAAAGTTAGCGTTAGATGAAAATGCAACTGCTGCCGAAATGTTTGGGTATAAGATGAATATGGCATTAGGTATAATTGGATATATTGTAATGGCTATTCAACTCGTTGCAAAAGTTATAACTGCTATCATTGAAGCCCACGACAATAGTTTACAAAAACAAATTGAACGTGATGCCGAAGCGGTAGAATTGCTCCAAAAACGCTTTGAGAAACTTGAAAAGGCTATTGACAATGCAATGTCATTTGGTGAATACCAACAAGCATTTGACGAAGGTAAACGAAATCTTGAAGAACAAATACGTTTGACCGAAGATATGATAGCATTAGAAGAGGATAAAAAGAAACCTGATGAAGATGCTATTAAAGGTTATAAGGACAATATTGAGGAATACAACAAGCAACTTCAAGAAATGGAGGAAAAACGTATTTCTGATATGGGTGGTTTTAGTAGTCAAGAGGCTATTAAAGACGCTGCAATGGATTTTGTTGATGCTTGGGCAGAGGCTTATAATGAAACTGGTGATGGTCTTGATGCTTTGAGAGGCAAATGGGATGAATACTTTAATAACTTGCTTAAAAAACAAATGATGATGAAAGTTGCAAGTAAGTATATTGAACCTGCTTTAAAAGAAATAGATGAGGCATTGGAAGATGATGTACTTACGGGTGAGGAAATGGAAAACTTGGAGAGAATTAAAGAAGAGTCGTCATCTCAACTCAATAATATTATGAAACAACTTGCCGAGCAAATGGGTTGGGAAGGTGGCACTGGTGGTGGTAGCGAACTTGAAGGTCTTAGTGAAAGCATACAAGGTGTTACAGAGGTTACTGCACAAGCATTAGAGGCTATTCTTAATTCTATGCGTTTCTATGTAATAAACAGTAACGAGCAATTAAAAGATGTGGCTAATAGGTTGTTGGAATGGGAAGGTTTTTACATTAATCCTATACTTAATGAATTAAAAACTCAAACAAATTATTTATCAAGTATTGAGTCGTTGTTTAATAGTGTTGTAGATAGAAATGGCTCACCAGCCGTAAGAATTAGATAATTTTCTTGCTATAGTTTAATAATGGATAAAGGGAGTAAGTCTTAATACTACTCCCTTTATTTTGTGTCATAAAAGCATATTTGAAATATGCGTAAAATATTTTTTTATTTCTTTATCATATTGTACATAAGAACGCATCTTATATACTATGTATTGAATATTTCTTGTACATACTTTGAATTGTATAGACAACTTTGAGTATGATACATTCTCTTTATCGTGTAATATAAAAATTAGAAAATGTCTTGCTAATACAACATCTTTCTTACGTGATTTACTATAAATATCGTTAATATCTACGCTAAAATATTCACTAACTACTTTTTCAATTTCTTTTTGTTCCATAGATAATTATTATTAAATACTTTACAAAGTTAAGTGTTTTTTATTGAATACGCAAATATATTTATAAATATTTTATAAAAATCTATAAGTCAATTTATTACAATCATAATAATACTTATTAGTTATTCGCTCATATTATATATAATTTTGTAGCACGGTTAATATTGACCGTGTTTTTTAATTTTATAAATTTATGAGTGATTCAAAAGTTTACGTGTTCGGAGACGAACAACGCTGTAACCAAAATGGTTTTGGTTCAGATTTCTTGACAGGCGCATTACTTGGTGGTAATGGTGGCTTTGGTGGCTTTGGTGGCAATGGTAACTGGCTACTCGCATTCTTACTTTTTGCCCTTTTTGGTAATGGTTGGGGTGGTTTTGGTAATGGTTCCGGTGGAAATCGTGGTGGTTGCGGTAACGTAGCAGGCTTTGGTTTCTTGTCAGACCAATTGAACAACGATGCAGGTCGTGAATTGCTTATGCAAGCAATCCAAGGTAACACAAACGCTATCTCTCAACTCGCTTCTACTCTTAATTGTAATGTTGGTGAATTGCGTACTGCTATCGCATCTGTAAACACACAACTTTGCAACTTGGGTAATCAAGTAGGCATGAGTTCTATGCAAGTAATTAACGCTATCAATGCTGGCAACACTGCTCTCGCATCTCAACTTGCCGATTGTTGTTGCAAAACACAAACCGCTATTGCGGAGTCTAACTACTTAACTGAACGTGGTTTCTGTAACACAAATCAAATTCTTGCAAAAGGTTTCTCTGACCTTGGTTATGCATCACAAGCACAAACTTGCGAGTTGACACAAACTGCAAATGCTAACACTGCATCTATTCTTGCTAAACTTGACGCTATTGAAGATAGCCGTAAAGACCGTGAACTTGCGGAAAAAGACCGTGTGATTGCTACTTTGACTGCACGTTCTGAACGTCAAGCCGAATTGCAACCAATTTACTCTGCATTGCAAGACATTCAATGTAATCAACCTCCAGTGAAAAAGATTTGTTGTCCAGAACAATATGTTCCAATCAACCAATCAATCAATGCACATTATGGTTTAATACCTAATGCTTATTGTGGTTATGGTTTTGGTGCATTCAATGGCTGGAATAATGGTTGTGGTAACGCATTTAATTGGGGATAATAATTAAAGAAAAGGAGGAACTATGTTATTACCATTTAATATTAACGTGAACGTAAACGGCATTCCTTGCCTTCGTTCAACTGCGGTATCGGTAAGTACAACCGATGTGCGTTTTGATTTTAATTCACACCGAAATGTAGGTCGTCCTTTTGTTGGTTTGATTATTGTTCAATTAGCACAAGCAATACCAACGGGTACTACAACTACTTTGCCTATCGTCTTTACTACAGAAACAGGTAACCCTGCTAATGTAACTACTTTCAATGGCGAGAATGTTACAGTTGCTGATATTGCAGGTACGGGTATTTATCTTGTATTCGTAGATACACAATCGGGAGTAGTGCAACTTTTAACTGGTACGGTGTAATTTAAGTAATGTTTAACAATTAAAGTTTATTTTTATGTTTCAAAGTTTAAGACAAAATTCACTTTTTTATATACTTGAAAAGGGTGATAAATTGAATTTGAAGGTTGGTCAAGTGGTGAACGTAAGTAACCCACAACCAAAATATAATCAATTTCAAACTACAATGCCATATAACCCTCAACAAGAAATGGTAGTTGATGTGAAAGTTAAGGTAGGTGATGAAACTATTGATTTCAAGCAAATACCAGCAAATCTTGCTATCGCTAACTCCGAAAATAATTCGGTTGTGGTAAGCGAAAGTAAAGAGGCTATGAGTGCCGAGGTTGAGGCTATGTTGAGAGCAAGTAATAATATTCTCGAAAGCATCCCATATCACCAAAAAGTAATTGCTAATTGCGATATTATTTTGCGTGAGTTAAACCCTCAATTTGCTAAAGAAAAAGAGCAAGAGGAGAAAATAGGCGCACTCGAAGAACGTATGGGTAACATTGATGACAAACTAAATAAAATGTTTGAACTTTTGTCCGATACTTTGGAATATAAAAGTAAACGAAAAACTAAGGAGGAATAATTATGTTTATGATTGAAATCAAAGAAGATAAGTTTGAGAAAATGGCGGAATATACCGAAAAAATGCTTAAATATGGCGGTAAATTGATGTCTTGCTTATCTGAAGTTGGTGAACAACACGGAATGTCATTTAGAGATGACGAAATGTATCGTGAACCTCGTGAAATGAACGAGCGTTACCCTTATGGAGGTCGCCATATCAATTATCGTGATGATGAAGATTATGATGAAGATGAAATGAATGAACGTAGATACCGTAGAGGCGGTCGCTCTATGAATATGCGTAGTAGAGGTCGTTATGGTCGTTACGAATAATTATGTTTAACTCAATATAGGGTAGGTAGTGAAATATCTACCCTATTTTTAATTCAATACAAATATGAAAAAAGAAAGATTACCACTTGATATATATGATATTCCAGATGATATGAAAAAATATTTGAAACATTATGGGTATCATTTTAATCATAAATTATATAAATTTGCCGTTAGTAAAATGTATAAAAAAAATAAAGACGGCAAGGAAGAGAAAATACAACCTATTGAAAAAGAAAAAGTAGATGAAATGTTGAAAAAACATAACATAACATTAGAAAATAATGAAATGTACGATGCTACTTATCTTTATTCTATGGCTCAATCAGACTTTATGGGAAATGCTTTTGATGAAGTTACTACTATGAAGTGGATTAAATCTTCTATTGATGATGTTAACAAACCAATAGGTTATATATTTAATAGATTTTATGCCGATATGTGTTTTATGGGTATTCCAATTGATTGGGAAGAATACGTATGATTAAACAAACATTTTACATAGAAGAGTACGATTGGAAAGTATATGCTTACTTTGCCGTAGATTGTTATTATGTTGATGAAATCATGGAACATTTATTCAAGTTACGTTGCAATGGCACTACCGCAAAACAAGCATATCAAAACCTTTCGGCTTGTAAACTTGATACTGGTTTAACTTATACCTCTAATGAGTTACGCTCAACTTTAATGGTCATAGGTCTTACATCATCCGCACAAGAGTTCTTTAATTCATTTCTACACGAGATTACTCACGTAGAGGCACATATATGTAAGGCAAATAAATTAGACCCGTATGGTGAGAAGAGAGCGTATATGATAGGAGAACTAACAATGCAAATGTTTCCTACTATACAACCTCTTTTATGTACTCATTGCAGAGAAAAACTTATAAATTAGGAGGACTAATTATGTGTACAAATTGTAAATGCCAAAATAAGGCGGTTTTTAGCCGTTTAGAACAACTTTTAGACCAATTATGGTACGAACTACCACAATTTGAAATTGAGAACCTTAAAATGGAAATTTTAGAAGAAATAGAAAAATAAAGGAGTGCCATAATTAAGCACTCCTTTATCGTCGGAATATATATTAGAAAAATGGCAAGATTTATCAAATGCTATTGTCAACTTCCGTTCCGTAAAGTTTATAAAATAGTGCGCCCACAAGGACTTGAACCTTGACTCTTCACATTATGAGTGTGCTACTTTGACCATTAAGTTATAGGCGCATTAACCGACAATAGTTTTATATTTATCCGTTAATCAACATTGGCATAAGCAATACTCTCATATTTGGTCTTTCATCACATACAAACAAAAGTGGTCGTGTTTCGTCATTCATTTGGAGAGTTAATTTTTCAACATCAAAAGACCTCAATACATTTTGTAGTAGTGTGCCTTTAACACCGATAGTAATTTCTCCAGATGCTTGTTCGCACCAAATTTCCTCGTGTGATTTCTTCGCAAAATCCAAGTCTTCACTATCAATATTCAAAATAGTACCATTCAAATTGAGTTTCAATAACGATGTAATACCTGCCGTAATAACCAAACGACCAACACTATCAACAAGTTCGCTCTTATTCAATGTAGCAACCTTTGAAAACTCTTTTGGAATGATAGTCTTGAAATTAGGGTAACGACCTTCAATTTTACGAGTAGATACCATTGCTCCATTTACTTTGAATATAGTGTTTGTTTTGCCGATACACAAAGTAACATTATCGGTTTCGTTTAATATACCAACAATAGGGTTAATGGCATTGTTGTTAATGATAGTATCAACTTGTAATTCTTTGTCGTGGTATTCTTCACAATCGGCAAAGAGTTTATGTGCATCGGTAGCAGCGCACCAAACATTACCTTCTTTAACCTCAATATAAATACCTTTCATTACTGGTCTCAAATCATCCGTAGCAATGAAATTAGACGCATTTTTAAGCCAATTAAAGAGTGTTTCGCTTTTCAACGTAACTTCTATTGCCTCACTTTCTTTTTGCGGTGTAGGAAAGTCATTTGCACTCAAAATAGGCAATGAAATAGAACCTCTCTTATGCTTAACTACAATTTCTTTGTTCTCTACAATTTCAAATACGATATTCTCATCTTTTAGGCTACGCAAGATGTCTAACAAGTCTTTTGCGTGAACCAAGAACGTAATATCTTGTTCGCTTGAAATGACCTCTCCACGTTTCATGATAGCATTTTCAAGGTCAAATGAAGAAACATCAATGCTTGAACCTTTAATGCGAATTTTGACATTGTCAAGAACCGCCATTGATTTGCTACGACCAGAGAACAAAGAACCAGTCGCAAGCACGTTCAAAAAATCTTTTCTTTTAATTTCTACTTTCATAATAGTTTTCGTTTTTAGTGTCATAAATTTTCATACGCTCGCAATTAGTTTTTTGCAAACATAATGTATTTGATACGGTACAAATGTTCGTCTTTTTATCACGACAAGAGCAACGTAAACGATACTTCTTTCTATGTAAACTTTCTTTTGCCATATTGTTATTTTTTATTAAAAACAAAAATTAAAAACACACCTCATACGCTCATTATTAAAATTCTCGTACCGATTTCACAACCACCGAGAATAAAATCAGGAAGTTTTATGATTTTCTTTTTAGCCCAATTTCACAACTAAGTTAAAAAATAGCCTGTTATATTAGTTTAAAAGCAATGCAAAGTTACAACTTTATTTTTAGTTATGCAAATATATTAACATAGTTTAACATATTTAACATTTAGCAATAAAAAAGTGTAGCCTCTCACTCCGACTACACCCCTAACACTAACTAAATTTATTAACTTAAATCCTATGAAAATGAAAACATTATGAAACAACAAAATTCAAGCAAAACAAAACATTGAGTGAGAATGTTTTTGAGTTAGCGATGAGATTTGAACTCATAAATGTCGGTTTTGCAGACCGATGCGTTAACCAATTTCGCCACACTAACAGACTCCTTTTCTTTAGGGGGAGAGTGAAAAAGCATAAATCTCTCTCTGGCTTTCTTTACAACCATACGTTGCAACCTACGTACCCTAAGAGTAAAACATTAAAATATAATAGTTATTATGAAAAACTATGCAAAGTTACAAAAAGTTTTTGAACTACCAAAACTTTTAACTATTTTTAACATAAATATTATTTATGCTCATTTACATAGTCATTATATTCTTTTAAGTATTGGTAAGCACTCTCAATAAATGCGTCAATATTGTTATCGTTATGAAAACAATCAATACCACCTTTGAATTGTACTGTGCGAGCAACGTGATAAACCTCGTCAATGTAATTGAATACAAATTGTCCTTTACGACACCATTCTGCCCTGCCCTCCATTGCGGTCAAGATCTCTTCTTTAAATTCCTCTAATGTAAACATAATTATAAATATTCTCCAAAGTTAATATAAACATAATTATCTCTAAAACAAAAACCATTTAATTTAAGTTTTTTACTTTGAGTAGTCGTTTTGTTTTCAACCAAAATAGCGTCATATTTTCTTTTTTTATTATACCTAAATAGACCTAAAAACGATACCTCTTTTGTTAATTTCCTTTTCCAAAAATCGTTTAATTTAAAACTTATACACCCATTTGGTGTAATATTCCGATAAATATCTTTATCGGCTTTGTAATTTAATATTTTCATATATTCTTAATTATTTTTATGCAAAGTTACATACTTTTTATGACATAGCAAAATATTTAATAAAAATTTAACATAGTTTAACATATTAGTTCAAAATTTTTAGTTGTTTTTCTTTTTCAGCAAGTTTATTGATATTCACTTTCCAAGCCGTTTCGGTATCTTTAATAAATTGTCGCATAATTGGAATTGCGTTTTTCTCGTTTATTTCGCCACTTTTAATTGCTTGGTTACCAATTATATCAACAAACACATAAAAAGCGTTTAGAATGTCTCTATTGTCGAAATTAAACGCATAAGACCAACCATCATCATTTGCTTTGTCTAACAAATACCTAATTTCGGTTAGACTATCGGAAATAAAATCTTGAATTTCCAAAATAGCCTCTTCTATTGTTGGGTTATCATTATCAGTCATAATAATCAAATAATTTCCGCAGTTTTTGCTAATGTTTTTGCTCTCTCTGCTAAATGTTCTATTGTAATCAATTCACTAATATCACTAATACATTTTGCTATTTCAACTTTGTCGTTAAGACCTAACACGTTTAAGTTAAACACAGTTAGTTTTGCCTCTATAATGTAATACTGGGTGCGAGAATGTGCAAAACTTGACCTGTAGGTGCTAATACGTATATATACATTATTTTCTATACTTTTACCATATTCATAACACACATCACTTTCACCATCTTTATATGCAAGGTTTTTCTCAAATTCTACATACCCTTTGTCATTACAATATTCACGCAATAAATTATATTCGTGCGGAGTCATTTTGCTTGTCCAATCATATTTACTTTCCATAGTCTCCAGATATAAATTCGTTACATATTTTCTTTGTCGGGCATAATTAAAGTATCAAAGAAAGGCAAAGACTCAACCCAAGCACAAAAGTCGTGCCACATTGGCAGTCGGTGATTGTGTCTTTGCTTGTATATTCTTCGCAAAGTAGGGTAAGAAAACATATCAACCGTCTTTTGAATATGACCCATAGGTATATTGTCTTTTGCAAACTCTAACTCTTCTCCACTCAACCCTTTACATTCAACGTGCATCGTACTTTCGCTTGATAGTCTTTCACGACCAATTCTATAGGTCTCCAGTTCCCTGTAGAACCATATTGGTGCTTCAATCTCTGCATAAACAACCAAGGCTCTCAATGCCTTACAATGTTCATCTCCTCGTTTTACAAGAGTTGACATAAGTTGTAGGTCTTTTTCATTTATTATGCCACTACTTTCAAATCGCCAACTTTTTATTTCTGGGTCATCAACCCAACCATTAAAATCGTTAGTTATTTCACTTCTACATTCTTTGCCAAAAGGCAATCGTAAGGCTTGCAAAGCACTTGCCAAACCAGCAATCTCTATTGTTTTAATATTTATTTTCATAATTCTTTTTATTTTTTATATTCCCATTTATATCCATACGCAGTTTTTTGTTTTCCTTTAATACACGCAATAATGTTCCCACATACATCCTTATTGATAAATTTACCAAATGATGAAGACGAGTCCCATTCTTTTATGAAATTCCCATTTATATCAAATTGCAGAATTGGTTTTCTCCTTTTAGGACATTCTCTAAAAGGTTTATTCCTTATTTTCTCTAATGTTATAGGATTATTCATGTTTTCTTTTCTCGTAACCCATCTTAAATTCTCTACCCTATCATCATTTCGTATCGTATTTATATGGTCAACACAAGGCTTGTTTTCTGGATTAGGGAGAAATGTTATCGCAACTAAACGAGAAACCTTCATCATTTTTCCTTTTTCATAACGTCTTAAATCTGCATATTTATATCCGTTGCTTTTGTTTATTCTTAATGTGAATAAATAATTATCTCTTTTGCGTTTTACTCTGCCTTTGTTTGATACACATATACCATTTATAAATGTATCTTTCCATATTTCGTCATCCGTGATTTTCACCATAACTTTTACTTTTAGGATGTTTACTTAATACATTTTCGCTTACTAAAAAGCCTTTGTCATTTTTTAATTCATAATAGTAACCATCGGAGTATTTTTCAACTCCGACAATAGTTACTACTAAGTTACGATATTTAATATTGTTCAAAAAAGCCATTTCGCCTATTTCAAACTTTTGCTTTTGTTCCTGTGCTTCCAAATCCTCCATTTCCTCGTTCAGTTTTATTTAATTCTTTTACCTCCTTAAATTCTATTGGTAGTGTAATACCTAATTTACATTGAATTATTTTATCGCCTACCTCATATCGCATCAAATTTGGCATAACGTGATAGAATATAGCAAATACCTCGCCACGATATAATTCATCAACTGTACCACAACAATTCGCAAGCACCATACCAGTCTTATAGACCGATGAACGAGGGCGAAAGTCGAGAGATAGATTAAGGGGGGAGTCTTTTATGTTAATACATTTTGTATCTTGAGATACAACGTCATAAACTGTACGATATGTTGCCCCATTACTAATTAACTCAACATCTCGTTCTATCTCAAAAGACAGACCAAGTCCGTATTTATATACATTAGGCGCAATCTCTTCACAAGATGTTGCTACGCAATCGTAACAAAAATCCTCTTGGTAGGTCTTGAATGGTATAACCGCATTCTCATTTAGTTTTTTTACTTTTACTTTCATAATTATAAATTTTCGTTTGATTGAACTACCTTGATTGTTTTAATAGATTTTTCGTAAAGTGGTAATCTATCTTCGTTTTTACAACAAATATAAGTTTTACCTACTTTTACGCATTTTAAGTTTAATTCTTTTTCGACTTGTTTGTATTTTTCAAGCAACATTTCTGCTCTACTTTGACTTTCTAATTTATCTTGAACGTTATTTGCTACATTAGCCGTCATTACTCTACTATTTTTATTGTGAATATACCTTTGAATTTCTTACCGCTTTCGGCATATTTTTTTATTGTCGTATTAGATACCTTAAAGAACCTTGCACAATCGGCAATACTATCATAAAATTCTTTACTTTCATTGCCTAACTTAACCATAACACGTTTTTTTACTACACCTTTGGATTTAATTGGCTCTTTATGCGCAATACTAACGGCTCTCTCGAAAGCCTCATAATTAGTCGTCTCTTCGTCAATAGCACGAACCGCATTTACAATATCTTGGCATTCATTCAAATTTATTGTTATTTCATTTCTGAATAGAAAAACAATCCAGTCCGCCAACGATTGACAATTCTCTTGAATTTTAGTAATGCGTAAGTAGGAAAGTCTATTTACTTTGTTCGAGTATTGTTTACAACTTGAAACAAGACCATCAAAAATAAGGGTTGCCAAGTCGCACATAACTCTCGCATATTCGCTTTTTGCTACCATAGGAGCATTATCTTTCAAGTATGGCTCTATAGCCTCAAAAATAGCATCATAAAGATTTTCGGTCAATGGTTCGTATTGTTTATCCATTTCGTCATAGAACAACGATTGTAGTATTTGGTATTCACCCATAATATTTTTAATCATTGCTTTGTACTCATCGGTCTTTTTTCTCAATGCACCATATATTTTTTGACTTTCTTTGTGAGCGTCTTTCATATAAGGCTCTATCTCTTGAATAGCATTTATTGCTAAATCATTCATATAAAGAGTTAAATATGTAGTATATAATAACGCTTTATTCTCCGCTTGTGTTATCTTTATTTCCATACTAAATAGACTTAAATAGTTCTTGTTCGTCTTTAATTCTTGTAATCATTTTTTTATACTCGGAATATTCTTTCCAATAGTAGTCCGAGACTCGCTTATAAAACCAACCAAGCCATTTATGGTGGCGCAATTCATCATAGTAGCGGTACTTATGCCATAAATATTTAGCATTCTCATTTAACACTTGTAGAAATTCTTGTTGTTTTTCCTCTTTTAAGTCAAAGAGAGAAAATGTAGGCATTGTTTTCATAATTACTCTATTTTTTTAAGTTTCATTTTAATAAAATACAAACTTTGCATTTCGTGGTCAAAATTATACCAACGCTTTAAGAAATCATAGGTTTCAATACCATAGAGAGTTTTAATATCTTCTTCCATTTCAAATATATGTTTATGTTCGTAAGAAACACATTCGCACATAACTCCGTCTTTGGTTTGTATGGTCTTTTTACCATCACAAAGGAGAAAATCTAAATTAGATGAAATCGCAATATACGGAAGAACTACGTCTTCTCTAAATTTATGTGCAATGTAATGAGTAGTATCTTTTTTATATTCCATATTTAGTTCTAAATGTAAGAGGTCAAATTGTCCTAATCTACGTAATAAGACTAATGCCTCTCCTAAGTTTTTAGCCATAATTAAATCATTTACTTACATATTAAAATATCTTTTCGATATGCTTTTTTCAATTTCTGTAAACTTCGAGTTATACAACACCTTACTGTAGTTGGTGATATATTCATAATTTTTGCTATTTCATTATTGCTTTCGTTTTGTAACCATAATTCAAATATTTTTAATGTTTTACTACCTTTTATATTTTTTTTATAATCTATACAACTCAAAAAATTTTCACTATATGGTATCTCAATCCAATCATATAAGTTTTCAAATTTGGAATTGTATAAAATAAAATCCAAAGCCCTTTTCTTTACTTGTGATTTCCATAAACCAATAAAATAGTCCTTATCATAATTATATGGAGTTTTACAAATCTCAAAAAAAGCATCACTAACTATATCTTTGGCATCTTCTAAAGAAATTTGATTGTCTATAAATTTAACATACCATACCACATTTGAGAAATACCGCTTATAAGCATCACATAACAATTCAATGTTTTTTCTTTCAATTTCATTTCCATTATTCTGCTTGATACATATATTATCAAGTTGATAATTATATTGATTGTTATCTAAAAAACTTAAAGTTATATTTTCTACATATTGTTTTGTTATAAAAGTATAATACATTAAATTTTGAATATACTCGTTTTTATATATTTTATTTCCACAAGCAATCCTTATATGGCAACCTTTTTTATATCTTTTTTCTATTTTAAGCGGTTTAGTTAAGTAAAAGTTTTCGTACTTTTGCGAGCCAAAGCATTCGCCTATATTACTTATGTAATAAGTCATTGTATCGGCTTTATATGGCAATGGAATAGGGGAAATGCACGAACCTTTAATCATATTATTTAACTCATTTATGACCTCTGATTCATCTTTTGATATAAATCCATTCGCTAATACCATAGTTTAATATCGTAATCTTCTTTGAATAATTTTTCAGCCCATTGAGGGATTATGTTATTATCTAAAGATTTTTTTAGTTCTTGTTCATACACCTTGAAATACTCTACAAATTCAGCATCTGGAATTTCTCCCCCTTGTAGTTTATACCTTTGTTGGATGTAATAAACATCTGCTGTAAAATGTTGGTTCATTACCATTGCCTCGTTATTACCTAAGTGCATAAGAACTGCCATAATCTTTGCTGATTTTTGAGGTGATATTGAATTTATACCGGCACTTAAACAAGCATCATTCCATTGTTTTCTTAGATTTTCCATAATTAAAATTCTTCTTTTTGTAATTCAAGAGTTAAGCCCTCATCGGCAATATATACTGGCAAAAAGCCTACCTCTTGTTGTACTCGTTCTTTGAATTGTTGTGCGTTAGAATTACCATTCGATAAGTGCAATAACATAATAGTTTGCAAATTGCTTGAATAATTTTGTTTAAGCACATCTATTGTTTGTGCTATTTCCAAGTGTTGCTCGTGTCGTGAGCGCATTTCTTCGTTATTACAAGCATTGTCAATAAGTATGTCCTCGCTCCAATTTGCTTCAATAAAAATATGATTACAACCCTTTATTCTATAACGAAACTCATTTGTGTCGGTTACAAACAAGCAACGACCTATTGCTTCGTGGTCTATAACATACGCATAGCATTCTACTGAGTGCGGTGTTGGTATTGGTTGTACCAAAAAGCCCCCTATTTTGTATTTTGAGCCTTTTTTAAGCACTTTTACTTGTGGGTGCATAGTTTGTACCTCTTTGCAAGAATAAACGTCTAAAACGCTTTTAATTGCGGTTGGTATAAACTTTGAGTGGTCTTTATGCTCGTGTGATACCAAGCAACCTACAACTTTTGATAAATCGTAGTTAAGACCTCTTAATACCTCTTTCCAACTTACCCCTAACTCTATAATCAATACCTCATTGTTACATTCAAGCAAATAACAATTTCCAGATGAGCCAGAGCCAAGAGTCGTAATGCAATTTATGTTATTTATTTTTATCATTTTATTTATTTGCAAAAAATTTCAAAACTTGAAAAACTTGCGCCTATGACAATACGTTTGTCTGCAAATAACCTAAGCAATCCGCTTGTAGGCAAACAATCAATCTTCCACCTAATAACAGGAATGTAATTATCTACTATTCCATTTTTCATTATAGGAGTATTACAACCATCTATACCGCATAAATGTATGACATCGCTACATCCGCTTACTAAATATGTTGGTTTGTTATTTTGTATAGTAACGAATTGCATACACCTGTAACCACTATCGTGATTATATTTACAAGGAATAATTACAAGGCTATCAACTTCGCCAATTTCTTCATTTGTAAATGATTTTGGTCTTGGTAAAGACTCAAATTCTTTACGAGTCCATTTAGTGTAATGTTTACATTCTTTATTTGTTTCCATTTTTCTTATTTTTTAAGTAATGATAACGCAGGAATATTAGGTTTAGAATAGCAGCGTCAATGTGCATTTGTTTGCTTTCGCTATCTAACTCCTCTCCGCTTTGATGAGCATTGAGGTGTCTTATGCAAGCCGAATACCACCTATCTTCGCCATTCTCCAAGTATTTCCAAGAGTCTCGTACTCCATACTTTTCAAGACCAAACATAAGCAATCTAACTACACCTTCTAACATATTAAGGTCAAGTAGATGCCACATTGGTTTATTGTCTTTATAGTCATCTTTTTTGCCTACTTCAATGTCGTTATGTTTTTCAAAATAGGCATCATTACCTAAATTACCCATAAGTTCATCCATGAGTTCTTCATGTTTATTTGATATTTCTTTCATATTCGCTATAAGTTGCTCGCATTTATTTAAGATTTCTTTCATTCTTCGTTTATTTTGAATTTACGTTCCCACAAATGGCGAGTTTCGTTATAGTCGTCTATTTTTCTTTTTAATTTCCAAATTCTCTGGTCAAGTCCACGGCACTCCTCTTCTTTTTCCTTTCTTAATTCAATCTCACAATATAATTGATGTGTAAGGTCATTTGCATCGCCAATATACCATTTTGTATTCTCACCATATATAGAATAGAAAGCAAACATATTCTTTTCGTTAATCATAGAAAGCAACTTTGCTACGCTATTAGCATCAATAGTAAATTCGCCATTTAAGTTTGTTATGGTTTTGTTATAACCATCAATAGTAGCATTGTTTGTTTTGACTACTAACTTATTGTTTTCGTCTAAATAAATTCTTTGTTTTGTTTCCATAGTTTATTTTTTATAATGTGATTTTAATTTTACGTTCCCACCAATGGCGAGTTGCGTTTATATGTTCAACTTGTTGTAAGATGTTCGCAAACATTTCCATTATGCTTTCTTTTTCTACATCTTGCCCAATAAAAACATATTTACAAATAGTAGGTGTAAAATTTCCTTCGTGAAAAGTTACTTGTGTTATTTTTTTATCAGACAACAAGCCGTGAATTTTTAGTAAATCTTCTCCGCTTATTTCATACTTTCTTCCGTTTAAGGCAGTATAAACTTCATTATTTACAAACACTGCATTATCAGTGTATATTTCTAATATACATTCACTATTTAATTTTGCATAGTTTTTTCCTTTTGACATAATTAAAAAAGTATTTGTTCAATGTAATAAGTCAATAATACAAAAAGCACTAAAACAATAGGTGCTATAACACAAACCAAACCTATGAAATAACATTCAGTATTACTCCATACATCTTTTATATCGTTCCAAGTTAAATGTCCATAATAATGTTCTTGTTTTACTTCAATTATTGCATATATGAAAGAGCCAATCAACAAAAATACACCTATGACCATAAATGATAACCAAACACACAAAGTGTCTTGACCAGTTATATTACTTGTGCCATTGCTATGAATAAATATTGGATAAAAAATTGCGTTTATCATAATTTTATAGTACTGTTATAACATTTACATTTTGAGGTAGATTTTCTTTTTCCCAATCTTTATAGGAATTAGTAAAAGTTACATTATCGTAGTTGACACTCAATGTTTCGATACCTTTAGGATTTACCATGTGAGTTACTACAATATTCTTTTCTCGGTTAGGTACTTCTTTCTTCAAACAATCAGCAATCAATTTGAACGTCATACCACCATCACATAAATCATCAATAACCATTATAGGTTTAGCCGACCTATATAGTACATCTGGATTGATAGGTTCAATAGAAATAATCCTACCGTCATTTAAGTTTCTCTTCTTCTTAAAAATTACATCTGTCATTGGATTTGCATTGTATCTTTTTGCAGCACCCTCATCCGGATAAACCCTAAGATAATCACCAAGTAAAATATTATCATTTATCCCCTTGCTTCTTTTAATGAGTGTTAAAGTCTTTTCTATTTGTAATCCAAAAGAATTTAGGATTAGTATTTACTATTGTAAGCATAGGGACACGAATAGGACAAATAGAGCCTTCTGGTAATGCTTTAATCTTAATAGGAAGATAACCTAAATCCCATAATTCTTCAATATGTTTAGTTCCAACTTGATTTTCACCAAGGAATGTGTTTATTCGTCTTGAAAAAGAATATACAGCCTTATCTTTTTCTAAAGCAAAAAAATCTCTATTAAAGTATTCTATTAGGTATTTTTTTATAAAATATTGAATACCAAAAACAACAACCCCATCTTTAGCCTCGTGAAAATATTGATTACTGCGTGGAGTCCAATTAGAATAAACATACTCAGTTCCTTCAGGGTATTGTCTGCGATGGTCAAGTTTATATCCATCTGTTAATAATGTTGCGTTCATTTTATATTTTTTAAGTTAATGTTATTATTATGGGGTGAACTTAACCACCCCAATTATTTATTAAAAATCATCGTCATCTACTTGTGGTTGAGCAACCGGTTGTTCTACCGCTTTTGGTTCATCTTTTGGTTCGTCAACGATTTCGGCTTCTTCAAATTCTTCAAACTTATCGGCTTCCGTTAATTGTTTTTCAACACCAAGTCCTCCGTTCTCGTCTTCACTATCAATTTCAATGTTATATTCGGGAGTAGCATTGATAATAATATTACAACCAGAGTTAATCAAGGTTTTACCTACCATTTTTTCGTCAAATGATTTATGAACCAATTGTTCTTTGCTTGATGACTTACTCCAAGCGGTAAGAATTTGCTTTTTAGTCATAATATACAATTCTCCATTCGGCAAGTATATATAACCGCCAACAAAATCTTTATCAATGTTTTCAAGTTTTTGTTCGTGCTTAATGATATGTTTAATACCAGTTGTAGGGTCAATGCCATATTCAAAAACATCACCTTCACGAATAACCACAGGAACTGGATGCCAATCTGGGAAAATACGTTTAACCATAAGTATCTTGCCAAAATAACTATCTTGAATACACAATTTATCTCCTCTTACAATGAAATAAACTTGGTTCAACGCTGCGTTTAGCCCACGACAACACATTCTAAATAGTTCGGTTTGAATTGATGCGGGTGTGCATACTTCTAAAGCAGAGCGACCATTTTTGTCTTTCACATCTTGCAATTTAAGCATTGTCATCTTAATTGCATTTACATAGTTGAAATCTTTCGGCATATTAAACCCTGCCTCGCAAAGATTATTAATTCTGTCAATGACCATATCACCGACATTCTTTTTAAGTTGTACTTCTTGTGCCATAATAATTATTCATTTAAGTTAAACATAATAAAAGGTTATTAGTCTTGCTTTACTTATCACTCAACCTCTAACCTTTCACTATGCAAAGTTACACATTTTATTTTATTCTACAAAAAGAATTTATGTTAAAAAAACTTAAAGTCTGTTTCCCAAAATAGTCTAAACAAACGAATAAGTAGATACATATTTCCTACGTGCCAAAAGCCTATTTTAGGTAAGCCAAATATATGTGGCATTACATAATTCCAAGATGTTTGTACGAGCCAAAAAATCAAGCAAGCGATACCACAACAACCAATAAATGTAAGTATATTCCAAAATATATTTTTCATATTAAATAACATCTACAAATTTAGTTCGTACTATTTTGCTTAATACCATATCATAACCTTGTTTCATATACTCCTTGGTTCGGTTGGTTGCCTCTTCCAAAGAACGAGCAAATACCGCTACGACGTATGCAGTTGTTTTTTCGTTGTCATCATCGTCAATAAAGACATCTTCGATTGTAGCGAAATAGATTTGTTCGTCTTCATTGGTACGTTCATTAACAAATTCACGCAACTTGCTTTGTTTGATTGCTACGATGTCGTTTTCGTTATTATAAAGTTCCAAACCTTTAACTTCACATTCGGCAAAGAATATGCAGTCTTTAACGATGAATTTTTCGGCAACTTTTTTGTCATTGCCTTTTTTATCTACTTTCGTAGTAACTGATACAATTTCGTAATACATAATACTTATCTAATTAAAATGGTAAATCCTCTGCCTGTACTGGAGCATCATTTACCTTTGGTGAATAAATAGGGTCTTTCGCCTGTTGTGGCTCTTGTTGTGGTCTTGGATTGGCTTTCACAATATCTTTTGCGTAGCATTCGATACATTGAATTTTTGGAAAGTATTTACCTTGCCATTCCGAGCAAGTGATTTCCAAGTCAAGTGATACTTGTTTGCCAACTACCAAACCATATTGTTCGATTTTTTGCGCTCCAAAGACATTAAAACAAATAAGTTTGCCGTCTTCATCCTCTAATACAAAGTCCTGAGTTTTCCACTCTTTACCAGTCGCTTTTGATACACCTGTTTTAGGTGCTAATACTGCACATATAGTGCCATTTACTTTTGCTTTCATATTTTGATATTATTTGTTAAAAATGAATAAATTTATTCTATTCCGTGTATTGCTTTATGACATTTACAACATAATACTATCACATCGTCTATCGAATACTCCCAAGCATAAATACCTTGTTCGTATTTTAAGTGATGAATTTGCAAATAATGTTTATTGCCACATATTTCACATTGACGCCCACGAATATCTAAGACTTTTTCTCTATATTCTTTCCATCTGACATCTTCAAGTTGTTTGTGATATTTTATGTTCGGGTGATATATTTTTTTCTTTTTCTTTTTTTTCTTTTTATTGCGTTTTTTATAATATTTTAATTCTTCTTTATTCATATATTTATTATTTATGGTTATATTCCAAGAATTAGGCTTCTTTCGGTTTAGATAAGGCTCTGCCATAGGAGATTGTCTCTCTCCCAAGCCTTATCGCTATATGGTTAGGTAACATTCCCGTCATTGAGTATTCCCCCGTATAGTCGAACTATTTACCAATACGAATGAAATAGTATCGTGTTTTCGAGTGTCGTATCACTCCTACGCTATCATACACTTTGATTAGGACTGACTTCGTTGTTTGCGTAGTGCCACATTCTACAACTTTTAATCTTTTACACGAATGTTTGCCGTTGGTTCGCAACGTGGTCTTTAATGTAAAAGAGTGCTTTTGATTTACCCTATTTCCCAGTTCGCTCGGTAGTAGCAATAAAAATAAAAGCCGTAAATAAGAATTATCTACGGCTTTGTTCTACATCTCCGTAAATACACTTTCGTGTAATTTTATCGCCACAAAAACGGAGACATATAATTGTATAAATGAAAAAATTAAAGAAAATCCTTTTGTAATGTCAACGTATCAAAGAATATTGTGGCGATAATTTAATTCTTAAATACACCACAAAGATACAACATATTTTTGAAATGACCAAACATTTTACGACTTTTTTTTGAAAAATTTTTAATTGACTAACTATCAAATAGTTATAAATCTTTTTTTTTGTGTGGTTCTTGACCAAAATCACGAAAATAGGGGTTACTTTTACCGAGTAAATCAAGCGATGCGGTTGGCATCTCGAACTCAATATTCTCGTTTTTATGCTTTTTTTGGTATTCTTTGATTGCTTTTCGTGCCTCTTTTCTTTCTTCTTCGGGATACCCTGCATATTTCGATATTGTGCAAAACATCTCGCAATATGCGTTCATTAAATCGAATTTTGTGCCTTTCATTTTTTCTTAATATTTGTGTTTAACTCTATTATAGCCATTTGACATTCTATCTCTTGAATATTGTCTAATATATTCTCATATCTTCTCTTTGAGATGTCTAACTCTATAGTATCGTTTTTCTTTTTAGCGTCAAATATATCTTGATAACATTTTTCTCTTTTCTGCTCATAGGTTTTCAATTCCTTTTTGAGAGCCTTATAATACAATTCCGCAAATTTAGGATTGTATATTTCTACAATTGGTATATTTATTGGTGGCATAATTTATTTAATTAAAAGATAGCCTACTAACTATCGCAGTGTTCGGCTATTCATTCGCAACGTATTTCACAACACATAACGAATTAAAAAATATAACATAAAATAAACTAACTTAGAACTTTTTAATTCATATCTTTCGCCAGATACGACTATAAGAATGTACTACTTTTTTTATGTCAAAGAACTAAAAAGTTTCCTTAAATCGCTGGGTGCTTTCAACCCACGTACACCTAACGGTGTCGGCTTTTTGGTTAATAAATAAAAATTAAAAAGTTTATATCTTTGAGATTATTCTACTACCAAGTAGTTATCATCACTTGCGTATAGATAAATTGCTTGATTTTTGACAACTGGGAGGTTTTTGCTATCAAAAACCGATGCCTCATCAATGAAAATTGGCATTTCAATTTCAAAATGTTCGCAAAATAGTTGTTGTAATGATATGCAAGTCTTAATTCGGTTAGAATTGTTTAGAGTAGCATATTTTACACCATCGGTACTTGTGATAATGCACGCTGGTACTTTTTCGCCATTTTTTTGAGTTTGCCACATTTGGATTTGGCAATATTCAAGTTTACCATTTATGCGCTCACTAATAATATTTGCTCTTTCTTCAATCCACTCTTTGCATTTAGCCAAAATACCTTCAAGATAAGCAATTTTATTTACAATCTCTCTTTGTTCGCTTTGAAGTTCTACTACTTCTAACTTCAACTCATTTGCTTTATCTTTAACACCATACTCTCTATTAAGACCTTCAAGTTTAGCGATGAGTGTTTTTTTAGCCTCGTTGAGTTCAGAGTTGTCGTTTTGTGGTATTTGTGGTAAGGTAGTTTTTAAATCCTCAATCTCTTTCCACATTGCTTTGTATTCATCAGTTTCTTCGAAAGGAACAAATGTGCTTTCGTATTGTGATAACTCTGCTACTAACTCATCTTTGTTAATGTAAGAGTTTACAATTAAACCAGCATCTTTTATCTTTTGTAGTTCGGCAATATGTTTCTCTAACTCCTCAATCTTTACTTTATTAGTCTTACCTTGCGCAACAATATTAGTTAGTTCCTCCTCTTTGCGTTTGTTGAATATAGCCATTTTTTCCTCAATCTTGTCTAAAGGCAATTCTTGACCACAATAAGCACAAGTTCCACCATCAAAAGTACGAGATTTAACCTCGTCTCTTTTCTCCCTCAATGATTGTTGCTCTTTCAACGTAATATCCAATTTCTTTTGTTCAACCTCTAACATACGGCAGTCATTATCGTATGCGGTAGCATTAAGGTCGTTATTTCGTTTTATACGAGCATTCTCATTGTCAATTTGCTCTATTTTAGCCTTTATTTCGCTTTTACGAGCATTAAATTGAGCAAGGTAGGTGTTTCTACGTTCATTAACTTTGAGTGTCTTAGAGTTAATTATTTCAAAAATAGCATCACGTTGACCGAGTATAGGTTTAATAGCCTCCGCTCTACCTAACATTTGATTGTCTATAAGTTCAATCTCTTGTTTAGTTTCTTGCATTTTCTCAAACAACGCATCAAAATCAACTTTATTAAATTCGTTGATTAAATTCTCGTTTTGTTCAATGAGTTTAGGCAATAAAGCAAGTCTATCTTCGTATGGTTTCTTTTCTTTCTTTGTGCGTTCCTCTATCATTTCAATAGAGTATTTACCGAGCATATCGTTCAATATAGAATAGTCGCCTTTGAAATCGGTTGATTTAATTTCGCCAACAAGTTGTTCCAATACTTTGCGTGCTTTCGTTTTGTCGTCTTCGCAAAGTGTAGCAAAGAAGTCGCCCGACAAGCAATAAACCAACATATCATCAGGGCAAATATTCTGTCTAATCCATTCGGTAAAGTTTGTAGCCGATACTTCAATGTTGTCAATATAAAAACGGTAAGCATCAGACTTGTCCTTTACATATTCACTCGAACCTCGTGGTCTTGTGAATTTAGCTTCTGCGGTCTTTTGTAGCGCATATTCAATGCCATCAACACTTACTACGGCAATAACACTTGCAATAGGTGTGTCTGGAGATAATTCTACACGATTGTCAAACAACTCAAAGTTCTTTGGAGTAGTTGAGTTAGTGTACGATGACAATAACCAATTCCAAGCCGATTGTAAACTTGTTTTTCCGATGCCATTTCTACCTTTAATGATAGTTTTGCCTTCATTGAATTGTACATTAGCATTTAGGGATTTCCAATTGCTTAATGTGATGTTTTTCAATTTAATTTCTTTCATAGTTCTATAAAATTAGAGTGTTTATAAATGTTTTGCAAAGTTACGAAAATAGTTTAATATACACAAGTTTTTAACATTATTTAACTTGAAATTAGTCGTCTTCGTATTGGTAACTATTATCGTATATTTCTTTTATGTATTTATCTGTGTCAATTCTTGGGTAACTATGTTCCCAAGTAGTAGCCATATCACGAAATTCATATAATATATAAACATCAGATATATAACGATGATTTGGTCTTAATTCCTTCAAAGAGTTAAATTCTTTTTCGGCAAATTGTCTATCTGTTGTAACAAATAGAATATCACTACTTACATATATACCATCATTGGTTTCATTAACTATAACGTAAATCATATTTTATAACGATTTTATTTTTTCTATTAAAATACTAATTACTAAATTTTCAAATAATTCATCTTCTTCATATAAATTATAATTTATATGTTTATTAAGATAATATGTAATATTATCTTGAATTTCCCAGATGATAGAGTGATTATCTTCATCATCTATATCCCTTTCTGTATTTTCTAATATATCTTTTAATATATCATCTATAGGAATATAAACATTTTCTAAAATTTGTTTTGTAAGGCTATATTTCATAATTTAATTTTTTTAATTTTACCACATTTTTTACAAATAAGAATATGTATGTAATAATCAGGCATATTATATTCAAGTGTACTATACACTGCATTAGTTTCAAATAATTGCCAATCATGTTTACATAAAAATTTTTCTAATATTTTATTTAAAATATCTTTCATAACTTTACCTCCTATTTTCAAAATAAAATTCTTTATTCCATTCATGAAAAGTTATCATACCATATTTTTCTGCAACTTTCACGATGTATATTTTTCTAATTCTTTCAATTAACCCACCAAGTAACCAATTACGAAAACTATCTAAATCATTGCCTCTCTTATAATGGTTGCATAATCGGCAAGTAGGTATTAAATTTTCAATGTCATCCGTACCACCAACTCGTTGTGTTTTAATGTGTTCAACTTGCATATCTTTATATTCAAGTTGACAACCACAATAAGCACAATGACCATCATACTTATTGTACACTTGTTGTCTAATCTCTTTTTTCATTTTTACCTCCTATATAATTATTTTCTGCCAACCAGCAAAATACATCATAAACACAAGGCAATAAATCTTGATGTTCAAATATTTCCACTTGGTTAGGTTTGAGATGTTTGTGGTATATTTCTACATATATTTTCCAAGTCTCGAAAAAACCTGTTGTAATATTTATGTCAATACGATTATCATCACTATTCTCTCTTATTACCTCTAACATTTCTTGAAGAGTGAATGTAGGTACTGAAGGGTAATTCTTATCGAATATATCATCCCTAATTCGCAATTCATTATACCAATTAGGTAAGGTTTCATATATGGCATAATATGCCATTTTTGCCTTACTTGTATCAACACTCAAATTTTGTAGGTGTTGCATTTGTTCTATTGATAAAACTTGATTTTTCATAATTCAAATCTAACCTTAATAAATTCAACAAGTGCAAGATAATCTCTCTCGTGCTTGTTACCTTGATGTGTTTCTTTCACTTTTGCGACAAATTCTTCTAAATTCCCAAAGAAACATCCGCATTGCACGAATACACCTTTATCCGTTTTGAAAAACAATGTTATTTTATGACATTTTGTTGGATGCGAACAATACATCGAAGTATTATGACAATAAAAATATTTACAATGTGAACAATGTTTTTCTTCCTCCATATTTTTCATCTAATTCTTTTAATATATTTAATACCATACCCATAGCTCCATTAGCCGCTTTATAAGAAATTTTTAGCATATTCACAACTTCTATGGCTTTAGTCTTATGTGATTTGCCTTTACCGAATAAAACACTTCTTGACTCCGATATTATTTTTTCAAGTGGTACTCTTAAATCTGGACTTGCATCAACGAGAGGTTGCATATACGCAAAGAACTCTTCTATTTCATTTGCTTTAGCCTTTTTCTTAGGTATCCAATAGTCAAGAATAATATCAAAGTCGTACTTGACCATAATATCGTTTTTGTCTATTTCGTCAAGATACTCCATTATTTTGTATTCTATTTGTGTTTCGGGAAGTTGCACACCATCGAAAACAATAGGAGGACTTGGCTCGAATTTAGGATGCTCAATAGGTATTGTTTTGTACACTATCTGACCACCTCTTATTGCCTTGAATTTAACTTTTGTTGTCATAGTTAATTAGATTTTTTAAATATATTTCCCATACCAAATAAACTAAAACAATGCTTACACATTGGGCAATTATCTTCTTTATTCGTGGTATAGTCATTTACTAAATCGCAATTTTCACAATTTGTTTCTTCATCATAAACAATATCATATTTAACACCATTGACGGTTATACTATTGATTTGAAATTCTTTTGTTTTCATAGTTGTTTTTTTTATTATAAATATAACTACATAAATCACCTAATATTACTGGGAAAAATAACCAACCATAAATAAAACATCGTATGACACTTAATGTAAATTTTATAATTGTACCATTCTCTTGTTGTTCATTGTCAAATCCTAATAGGAATACAGATGAAAATAGCCAATAAAATATTAAAAAATGAATCATAATTTATTCCTCCATTGTTTTACGAAAATCATTGATGAATTTTTCTTTATTAAAAAAAGTATATCCATCACTACTATTCATATACTCCATTTCAAAGTCAATAGTTTCCAACCACACACACATTTTTTCCACCATTGTTTTATCAGCCCAGTTTGCACCTTCAACAAAACCAACTCTCATTTGAAGTGAATATGGTGTATCACTTTTCGGATTATAATATTCTTTTGCAATTTCGGTAATTTGTTCTTCTCTAGTCATATATCAATAAATATTTAAGTTCAATAATTTTACCAATAAGTTGAGTCAAGAGTCACAAAGGTACCATTTTTCTTACCTTCATACTCTTTATCGAAGATACTGAACACCCCATATATCAAACCGAGGTAAGTTTCTGTAAAATGACCATCTTCAATTCTATAATACTGATAGCAATCGTTATCATCGCAAACTTCGACTATAAGGTCACAATCCAAATCGCTATAATAGTAGTTATAGTTATATGTTGATTTATAGATGCGACCGAAGAAGTCGATTTCTTGGAGATGTTGATAGTTTGCTGTATTTAGTGTAGTTTTCATAATCAATAAATATTTAAGTTAGTACAATCAATCGCTAAATCTTTTGGTATTAAATCATTTATATCTAAATGATTTTCATAACACCAATTTACATAGTTTATAACATCCTTATTAACCACACCCTTACTATTATATATTACTCTTTGTTGTAATTGACAATAGATTTCTTTCTGTTCCTCATTCATACTTGAAAGAGGGAAAAGGTATGGTTGGGCATTCCAAAAATCATCTTTTATCCCATCAATAGTAGCGGATGTTAATTTGTCAGTGATACTTGCACGACCTTTAATTATTTTAACTCTTGGTTGATATTGTAACCTATAATAAAGGTCTTTAATCAATAAGTTTTTCTCATCATTATTTAATTTTTTTTCCATAATTTATATATTATTTTATTATTCACCAAACATTTTAATTGCTTTTCTATTCATTTCTTTATATGTCATTGACATCGGATATTTGGTAAAACATCCACCTAATCTAAACGGAAACTTTTTTGAATAAACAGGTCTTTTCAATTTAATTTCTTTAATTGAAAGTGTTTGAAGAACATCGAGAACTGCATGAATTGTTGCTCCATCTCTACCAAAATCATAAAGCAACATTAGTCTCCTTATTTCCTGTTCTAATCTGTAAGGTGTTGATAACCAACAAGCAGAGACTTTTTCAGGGTCTCTATCTAAATTGAGTTCTTTATGCAATTTTTCTAATACCAAAAGCATTAGTAATGCAACTTCACTCTCGTTTTTAGGTGGAAATGCGTAAATCTTAGAAAAGAAATAAGCCAAGTCTTTCCATACAATACCTTCTTTAGAGCAAAACCACCCTTTTGAGTATAGAACGATGTCGTTATATAAAAAATTTTCAATACGTTTCATAATTTTTTTATTATTCTAACTAATTCTATTATTATTTTTATTGGTACTAAAATCCAACCTAAAAATATGGATATTAGTAATATTTTGATAAAATGTTTTGCACATAATTTTTTATTATTTGCATCAGCATAAAGAAAAAATATCATTAAAAAACTAATTATCCAATAACAAAATAATAATTCTAAAATATTCATAATCAATTAAATTGAATTGTTAATCACATATTCAATACCTGCGATTGCAGCATCTTCCCATTTTACAAATTTATCATTATTATCTTTATGAATTTTATAATCTCTTTTTCCACAAAAATAAATTGATAGTATATACTTCTCACCACCCATATAAATTGTATTTCTATCTATTGGATAGATAACTATATCAATATCCCTTTCTTCTCTCAACCATTCCAAAACTTGATCAATGGTTGGAGCATCAACATAATTACCATTAGTATATTTTATAGAATTATGTGACACCAAAAACTCTTCGTAATTAATCTTTGAAAGACATAAATACTTATCGTCTGTCAGGGTTATCTCGTTGTTATAAAGAGTGTATTCTGTCGTGTAATAAGATAAACACTCTTCTTTAAACCCTTTCTCTTTGAGTTTCTTTGCTATTTCAAATGGTACAATGTTCATAATTATTTCTCCTTATTAAGTTCATTGATTTTGTTAATTATTCGCTCACCTGTTACTAAAATCGTATTGACAATAGAATTAACACCAAAAAGAATGCAAAGAAGCAAGCAATCTTCAAATGACATTTTCCCTACATTAAATAGCCAAATGTCAAAAAATATTATTGCTATCATCCAAATAGTAATAAAATACGCAATGATTTTTTCTAAAAAACTTTCTTTTTTCATAGTTATTTTATTTTAATTATAGTTTTACTTTCACCAATAATTTCATATAGGCAATAACATATTCTATTGCTTATAAACTTACATTTATTGTCAAAGAACTCTATTGCGTCTTGCCCGTCAGTTGTGGCATATAAAATATCATTAGAGAATTGCATCTCCATTGATACAATATATATCGGTAATGTAGTTTTCATAGTTCATTATTATTTTTATCACGTTCATACCAAGATAATTTTTTCGCCTCTTTTTCATCGTAGGCAAACTTTTTATTCAATTTTTCCATTTGAAATCTATTTGACTTGTTGAGCAAATACAAAGACCTTTGAATAACATTTTGATGAGTTTTGTCTTTTGGTTTGTTTGAGCAAATTATGTTTTCCAAGACGCAAGTTTCTGCCTCAATCAATTGCTTTAATTTGTCCGTATTATCAACTTCAAGACTTTCTACATAACTCTCCGATAGTTCTTTGAACGACACCTTCTTTTCACATAAGAGCAAAAAGAAAAGGTATCTAATATTATCCGTTTTCCACTCTTTTATTTTGTGAAAAACATCTTTAAATTCATATAATTCTTTCATAGTATTTGATTTCCATAGTTTATTCAAATATTTTTAAATCAATTAAACCTTTACTTTCATAATACTTTGTTAATTTGACCGCAATATAGCTTATTAGAAAGGCTAAAACTTTGCTACCGATAAGAAGTTCAGTCCAATACTTTGAATTACTTATAGGTTCGCTAAATAGGCAAAAAATAGCAACACAAAAGAGAATACCAATAAAGTATAATCTCCAATTTAATAATAATTTTTTCATAATATATAAATTTAGATTAGTTATCATAATCGTCATAGTCTGACATATCTCCTTCTGACATTGCATCCAGAGTGTCACAATCGGTTTCCCAATATTTCCAAGCACGTTTCAAACATTTCTTATAGAAAGAAATGTAGTCCATTGCATCAGTATAGTCAACGAGGTTCTCCTCTTTACAACCATCATATTCGTATGATAATTTGTAAATATTGTAATTATACTCCGAACCATTGTACTCGTCTTTTTCAGTTACTACCTCGTCTATCTCTACATTGATGAACGAGAGAGTGAAATATGTGTTGATGTCCTCGTAAAGAGTAGCAACCGCATCTCCTGTTTCGGCATTAAACAGAGCAAGTTCCTCGTTGAACTTGTCAATTTTCTTTTGTAATCTTTTTAATTCTTTCATAGTTGTATGTTATTATTAGTTAGTTGTTTGTGAGCAAATAGACTATCACATCTATCTGCCCTTTTGCTTGCACCAATCTCACGACTATCAAGCAAGTCTTTAAATACATTTATATCATTATGAAAAATTTGTTTGCAAAGTTACTAAATTGATTGATAACAACCAAATTATTTAACAAACTTTAACTATTTTTATCATTTGTTCATAGTAGAGTTATCACACCCTACTATGATTATTCTATAATGAACTTATTATACATATTGTTATGCCCCAAAGAATAGCAATTAAAATCCACAATTCTATACGTGCCTTATACTCGTTATCTCTTAACCAAACAATACAACGCAACATCTTATACTTGCGGTTATCTAAATAATAAACACCGCATAAGATACATTTGATAATTGTTTTAATCGTGTACATAGTCTTTTCTTTTTAATATTATTCAATGCCATTTTCTGCTATATAATCAAAGGCAATAAGTATGTGTTGCGGTATATTCTCTCTATCATCGCAACAATACATTTCATTGTACTTCTCTATATTAGGTTCGCTGTCTGGATTTTCAAGAAAATCGCACGCCTTTGATAGTACGCACCCGTTACATCCTTCATAATTAGTAGGGCAAATACTACACGGCACAATTGGTTTTCTACATTTAGGGCATTTTTGCAACTTAAATTCATTTTTAAGTTCCACCTCATATTCGCATTGAGGACATAATTCAGTAATTCTTCTTTCCATAATATTTATTTTTTTAATATTAGTAATATCTTTAATATTTTTAGCAAGAACCATCTGTTTGCTTAATTGAAAAGTATGTTGAAATTCTTTTAGGCAAAGACTTACTACTAAGCCATCTGTTATTGTTTTAGAATTTTTCTTAACAAAATTTTTAGGACTATAATAGAAATTACAATCGTCAAAATCGTACTCTATATACTTGTCATCATCCATAGCAAGAACGATAAACAAGTGTTTTAGTAACTTGCTTTGTCTTACTTGAACGTAAGGATTGTTTCCTTAAACCATTCAAGCAAATCATTAACTTGTTTTGTGTTTAGTTTCATAACAATCATTTTAATAGTTAATAATTAGTTAGTTTGTTCCTCACGATAACAATCAAGTATCGTGAGAATAGGATTACCAACGCCATTCCATAATTTTTTGATTGGTATGTTCAAAACAATTACCATTAAAGATGTATGTATCTTCAATATGTTCAGTACCCAACAACCAAGAATGTACATACCCTTTATATTCAGTATGGTTTAACATAAACTTTTTTGATGGTTGTCCGTTGTGTCTTTTTATATATCTATTATCTTTATCTATGAGATAATAACTTAAATTCATTTGTTGTGCCATATTGTGCATAAATTTATAAATTAAACGCTATTTTAATTGCTTTATACAAATCCAAATGATTTTGCAATCTAACAAAGTTTTTAGATTTAGTATATTTATATTTCCCTTCAAATCCATATTTATTGAGGAATTGTTCTAAAAGAACAACATCCTTTGAATTTAATACATCTAAACAAATACCTTTTTGTTCAAAGTATCTTGCTTGCGCAGACGTATTTGGGAATGCTCTACCTAATCTCATAGTGAATTTATAATGAGATTTAGGTGGGTAAATGTTCATCGACATTGTATATCCAGCGTTAGGCAATGTCAATTCACTTGCTTTTAGAAATGTTCTTTCCATAATCTTTTCAAAATTAGGTTAATAATCAAGTTAGTTATTTGTACCTATGGAGCAAATCAATGCTCCATAGATTGTTAATTCCAAAAGTCTTTACTTGAACCACCTGTAAGTTCTTTCAAAACTTCATAAATAATTGCTAAAAATACGATTACTCCAAACATAGTTAATACTTTTTAACACGTTTTACCATAGCATATAATCTCACATAATTGAAAGGTAAACCTTTCGATGTTGTTTGACCGAGATTGTTTAACTCCTCAGCCAAATCCTCCCAAACTTTCCTATCAGTCTTGCCATTCAACTCGCCATTTCTTTTCTCAAAGTTATCAATATACTTTATCAAGAAAAGATTTGCTTGGTTTTGTCTTGCTTTTTCTTGGCGCAATTCGGATGCTCGCCTAACTGCTTGCTCCATTGTACCACCGCCAAGTCTTTCACATCGTTTGCCTTCTTTGGTTATAAAATAACCATCTTCTACAAGTTGTTTTTTTCGCACACCAAGTGCTGCTTTTGTACGAGCAGAGATTAACTCTCTTTCGTATTGAGCAACGGATGCAAAGACACCTAAAATCATAGTATTTACTTGTGGCATATCACAAAAGTGGATTTGCACGCCCGAATTTATGACTTTGAATGTAAACTCTACATCCCTCGCCAACCTGTCTAACTTGGCAATAACGAGAGTGCAATCATTCTCTTTGCAAAATGTTATCGCACTCCAAAGACCTTGTCTTGTTCGTGATTTACCACTCTCTGCTTCTTCAAACTCTTTAACAATAATACCATTTTTGCTTTTTACAAAATCGTGGCACATTTCTTGTTGAGAATCCAAACCAAGATGACTTCTTTGTTGTTTAAGTGTAGAAACACGATAATATGCTACATATTTTTCCATATTTTTTTATTTATTAAGAAATTTCCAAGTAAATCCACCAATGCTTTTACGAATACCTCTACAACACTCACTGATTGAACTTGAACTGATGCCAAGAGTTTTTCCTGCAAGTGTTGCGTGTTCCCAAATTTTTATGAAATCTCCATTTTTTGTCATTTGAACTACGGGTATTCCTCCACGTTCTTTTCTCTTTTGAGACATTTTTTTCTTTGTTTCTTCAGTGTGTTTTTTGTTATAAAATGGATTTTCCTCTCCATAAAAACGACCTTTTCGAGATTTAGATATTTTATCTCTCGTTTCTTGTGTATGTTTTTTACCTAAAAAGTGATTATTTTCTCCCGACATAATCTCACTCTTTTTTTGTTTCGTTATCGGGTTATTCATATTCTCTTTATGTGTACACCAACGTAAATTCTCTACTCTATTGTCGCTTCTTATACAATTTATATGGTCTATACAAGGTTTATTCTCTGGATTTGGTATAAATGCCTCTGCAACTAAACGATGTACCGGAAAAACTTTTCTTTTTCCGTTTACAGGAATTAAAAGCACTTTATATCCATTATGATTGCCTAAATACATAATGCTATTTGCTCCTCGTTTAATTCTTAAACTTCTTACTCTACCAAGATTTGATACTTGATATAGATCTTCAAAACCTACGACATCACGCCATTCTTCTTTTTCATTCATCTTTTATTACTACTTTAACATTGTTAAACCTCATTGCTAAACCTTTGTATAAACCATCGGCATAGCATTTTATTTCTTGCTCGGTCGCAGTCATTTCTTGTTCAAACATTGTGCGACCATTTTTAGATACCGCAACGATAGTCTTTGTAATCTCTTGCGGTTGATGCAGTTCTACAATAATACGAATTGCATCCAGAGATTTTAATAGTGTTTCTTTTTCCATAATTTTTGTTTTTGGTTAGTAATTAGTTCTCTATCTCGTCAATCAAGCGAGATAGAGATGTTGTTTTTTTTATCTTACAAAAGATATTATAGTTTCTAAATCGAGGTCATCTGCAACGTGCATTAAATATTCATAGTATTTATCTGCCTCTAATTCTACATCAAAAACACCTTTATCTGCACACTCTACATAATCTCTTGATATTAAGAGATTTATTATTTTAATAAATCTCTCTCTCTTATCCAGATTGTTCCAAATTTCATTTATTTTTTCAACGAGTTTTGGATTGTGATTGTTTGTGTCATTCATAATCTCCTCGCAGAGATATTGTTTTAGGAATTTATCGGTGATGTCATTTTCAACATCATCATATCTTGCGTCTATCATATAGGCAAACGGCACTAATATAGAACCATCGTTTAACTCTATTTGACCAAATTTTTTACAACTTGGATTTGGATAAGTGCGATAGTGAGTTAGTCCAAGAGCAATATCTTTCTCATTCGCTCTTCTGTCTAAAATTAAATCAATAATCATAATTCATTCATTTTAAGGTTAGTAATATAGTTCTATGCAAGTCTGTCATAACTTGCATAGAGAGGTTAATTTAACTTACCCAAATATTTATTCTCATACAGTTTTTGCCACTTCCAATATTTTGAATATTTATTCTCAATTGATATTTGACTATTACTTCCATAACGGTCAACGGCAAATAGATGCTACGTTCACTTGGTTCTTTCTCTAATAGATGCACGATGTAGGCATCGCAACAATAATTATACACTTGTGAAACATTGTAACACTCTTTCACTATTTCAAGAGATAGGAGTTCTTCTCTAATAGCATTTGCTTTTTGTTCAAGTTCTTTTTTCATAATTCGTTAATTTAATTTGGTTAATAATAGTGCCGAATAAGTCGGTCAAAACTTACTCGGCTAAGTGTATTAACAATATTTCATATAGCATAGTTTATCTTGACTATCTACATAAATCTTGTCTAATTCCCACTCAAAATTCTCTAATTGGAATAACAATTCCTTATTTGTCTCATCTTTTTGATATATTGCGAAGGATAAATCTTCTGCATACTTCACATCTTGTTCTAATTCTTGCTCAAAATACATTTCAGCAAGTTTGCAAACGTGATATTCATATAAATTCGACCCACGTTCTTGTAATTTCTCACAAAGATTGCATAGTTTTTCAAGTTCTTCGCTTGAACCAAAATTTCTAATTGATTTGAATACGCCAATTAGAAATTCGCCCGCATCTTTTACTCTGAAATAGTTAGAGTTATATACCCCAATACTATAATCTACAGCATTGTGAGAAAAACACGCTAATTTATCGCTTACATAGCCCATTGCGACAACACTAATATAATTGTCGAATTTTTCACTCAACTCTTTAGAGTTAAAAACTTTGTTGAGTATGTACTCTTCTGGAAATGATAATAACTTTTTCATAATTTTTTTGTTTTAATTGGTTAGTAAAATTAGTACCCATACAAGTGGTCAAACTTGTATGAGTTGATTGGTTATTCGTCATCTCTTGCACATTCTAAATCGGTATAACTTGTTACACCTTTCCACATAGTGCCATAATGTGTAACACACAATATGAAACAATCCAACAATTCGGAATAAGTGAAGTTTACACCTGTAAAATGTTCTTCTAAATATTCTACATCGCTTTCACTACAATCTGTAATGAACCACTGATAAATTTCATCATAAGAGTCATCTTCTTCATTGTAATAATCCCAACGCATATTATCCCAAATCGTATTATCAATTTCGGGAATATTATTACACAATACGAATGAATTACTCAACCAATGAATTGCAGTGTAATAGTTTGATTTGATTTTCTTTTCCATAATAAAGTAGTTTAATTGTTAATAATTAGGTTAATTTGTTCCTACGCACTTCAATCAAGAGTGCGTAGGATGTGGTAGTTATACATTATAACTTCTTCTCATCTCTTTGTAACTTTCCGTATTTGCCTTAATTTGCATCTCAAATCCATTTATAAGTATCACATTGGTATGTTCATCGGGAAACATCTCATCTATCAATTGACTTAAAAAAAGCCTTATTTTACTTTCATCGTATTCGTCTATACTTGTACTTGCACGTATGTGCGTTTTGAATGGATTGTTATAAACAATCTTTAATGTTTCGCCATTAGCATCGAATAAGTGGATGTGTTCACCACAATATTCATCTTTCATAATGTAACCATAAATGTAGTTCATAATTGTAATTTTTTGAATGTTAATAATTAGGTTAGTTAATTAGAACCCGAACAAGATTTCACTCTCATTCGGGTAAAGACAAATTATTCGGGGATGTCTGTATATTTCATCCATCGGTCATTATTGAAGTCTTCGTATTTGCTCCAAGATACCACATATTTTTTGTCGGAATAGCGAGGCATTCGGCACGATATGTTTATATATATCATACCACATTTTCTATCATTTCGCATTGCATCTGCCATTCGTTGTGCTTGTCGCCAAGTTTGACAGACGATAACTCGTTTTGCCGTTTTTCCGTCTGCTCTTCCCCATCCACTCAAGAATTTATCAGTTGCAGTGACAAAATAACAATCGTCAGTAATAACGATTTCTTCTCCTAAAGAATTTATAATTGTCTTCATAATTTAATTTGCCCGATATTATCTCCTCGTTAGCACAGGTTTGGTTAGTTATTTTGCGCCCATAATTCAACTCAATGAATTATAGGCAAATTATTATTTAATTAAATAATAATCGGAGTTGTAACCATTTTTCAAATAATTTCTAATGTCCATTTCAGTCCAATTATCCGAAAATTCCTCCTTAGATTGCGGAAAACTCCTATACTTTGCTATTAGCTTTCCATTACAAAATTTACGGATTGTGTAAGTTCTCTTGCTATAATTGCAAGTTAATTTGTGTTCAATAATTTCTTTTTTCATAATTCAAATAATTTAGTTAGACATAGTTCGTGCGCACTAACTCAATAGTACGCACGATTTTTATTTGCGGTCGCTCTCAAAACTGCCTATTGAACATAATAAGCAGACGAAATTTAATAACATGCCCCACATCATAATTCGCACAGGCAACATTGTACCAATAGCAGTAGGATTATAGTTATCGCTCATCGAAATAATAAATATAGCGCAAAATAGCGCAACAAAACTGATGAGGTTCGCCATTACGAATAACTCACTTTGCAATAATTTTCTCATAATTATAATTTTTTAGGTTAGTAATTTGATTTAAAAATAGTTCAACCGAGCAAACATAATTCACTCGGTTGATTTTATTTATAGACGGTTCTGCCGTCAGCATAGAGTTTTCCGTACCACTCTCAAGCAAGTAACCGAATACAATTCGCCCACATAATTCAACGGGGATAATTCGGTTATGGTTCGCCTATTGTTTTCTAACCAATAGCACAATAGGCAAGGCTATTTAATTATAGGGCGTAATTCACCCATAGAAGAATACTTCAAATTTTATAACTTGCTTATTCTTAACGGCTTATATTAAGCCCTATAATTTACTAAATTATGAATAAGCGCAACGCCAGCACAACGGGCGCAAGGCTGGCAAGTTGCGCCAGCCCTAAAGGGCTAACGCCTTGCGCCTTACCTTTATAGCCTTGCGCCCTTGCTTATATGGGCAAGGGCTAACGCCTTAATTTAAGGCGTTAGGGGCTTATTTAAGGGCGTTTATTGCGTGCGCTGGTACTTGTACCAGCCAGCCCCCAAAATAGGGGCTTAAATCACGCCTAAACGCCTAACGGCTGGCGTTGCTTGCTTGCTCTCATTATGCACGTTGAACGTCTAACGGCAAGTGTTAGACGCAACCAATCAAACGGCTATTTTTTTAGTAGTTTAGAATGATTAGTTGATATATTACCTTATATCAGTGCTTTGGATGTAAAGGGCGTTAAATTTTCAATTGCTAACGTAATTTACTCTATATAACGCCTTTTTGCATCTTTGCCACAACTTAACGCCTAACGTTAACGCCTTTATGCCTTGTGTGCTGGCGTTGTGTTTTTTCGTGGCTTCATCTACTTGCTAAAATAATGTTTTTTGAGTATTCAAGCCCTTGTATTGGATTATTTGCCGTTGCGCTGGTACTTTGTACCAGCCAGCCCATAAATAAGGGCTATAAACGGCTTTTTTGCTTGTGTTAACGTGCTTGACGGCTTGCGTTAACGGCTGGCGTGTGCTTGACGGCTTGCGCCAGCAAAAAGGGCTAAAAAGTGCTATTTTAAACTATCAAAGAACCAACGCCCCAAAAGGGCTTATTTGTGCCGTGCGCCACATTCAAGGGCTACACGGCTGGCAAGGCTAACGGCTTGCAACGTATTAAATAGGGCTAACGGCTGGCGTTATTTGCTTTTGTTTTGCGTTTTTGCTTGTTGGCGTGCTTGTGCTTGCTTTTGGCGTTTTGTAATGTTTTCAACGGCTTTGGCTTGTTCTTGCGCCTTCATATATTCATCATATTTTTTCGCTTTGCTTTTTAGTGTGTTTTGCTCTTGCTCTTTGCGTGTGCGCTCTTGCTCTTTTGCTTGCTCAATCTCTTTTAGTTTTGCCGTTACTTTGTCAGTGTCAAGGGCTTTAAAATCATTGTCGTAACATAGTGATAAATCGGCAAGTTGTTTTTGTTTTTTGTTGTCTCTTTTGTTGTTATACGCTTGCACGAATAACTCAAAGGTGAATTTGCAAGGCTCAAAAGCAAAAGCCCCTTTGTATAACGTTTTGCGCTTTAATATTTGCGTTTTATTGCCTTCTACATGTACATAAGTAGCCCAATTTGTAACGGCTTGCGCTAATTGCTCTTTTGTTGGTAAGACGTTTAAATTAGGTTCACAAATTACGCCCGTGAGATAACGCAAACGGCTGGCAAGGGCTTTTTGTTGCTCTTGTGGATAATCAACAAATGAATTTACGCCCCAATTCGCAACGTCTAAAGCCGTGCGTATAAGGCTATAGAAAGAGTTGTGAACGTTAGCAAGGGCTTTAAAGTTGGCTTTTGCTTGCGCCTTGTCGGCTACCTTGTCGGCTTTTGCTTGTGCCTTTGCTTGTTGCGCTTGTGCTTTGGCTTGCTCTTTTGCTTGTGCCTTTGCGTTGTTAGTTACTACATTTAAAGGTAAATTTGCGCTTTTTGCGCTTGTTGCGCTTGTTGCTGGTTTGTTTGTTGTTGCGTTCATAATGATAACATTTAATGTATTTTTGCCCTATCTTGTAGGCATTAGGGCTTTAGCCTTTAATTTCGATGCAAAGTTACAACATTATATTATATGCTGTTTTTTTATTTAAGAATATTTAACAGTTATTTTGTAAAGTGTTGAATATCAATAGCATCCAAATGTTAAAAATTTTAACACTTTTTTATTAAAATATTGATTATCAATGTATTAAGTTTATTTTATTGTGCATCAATACGTTAGTATGTTATATTTAAAGTACAACTTTAAATATTATTTATATATTATTGTATTATAGTGTATTATAAGTGTTTATAATATTGTTATATCTTTACTTTTATTTATTATTTATTGTATTTATTACAATAACTATTTATCTTTATATATATATATATATAGATTATTGTATATTATATATATATACTTTTATTTATTTTATATGTTTTATATGTTTTTTTTATACGCGTAAATTTTAGTATAACTTTTTGACTCTCAATAAATTACAATCTTATTATTTAGATTTAGTCAAAATAACAATTTAGTAAATAGCTGACTATCAACAAAATAACAATCAATAAACAAAATACAATCTTTTTTTTGTCGTGCTACTGGATGCTACTGGATGATACTGGATGATACTGGATGCTACTGGATGATACTGGATGATACTGGATGCTACTGGATGATACTGGATGATACTGGATGCTACTGGATGATACTGGATGATACTGGTATTGTAACATTATAACATTGAGCATTGCTGTGATGTTATATATGTTTTTGAGCCGTTTTGAGTGACTTTGTGCACCAATCCGCATAATTAGTCAGTACCCCCCCCCGACATCCACCAAGACGAGATAAGGGCTGAATAAAAATTTGGTATATATTTTTTTTTGAAAAAAATTTTTTTTTCGGTAAACTATTGTATATATAAAAATAATTTTGTAACTTTGTAAAAAAAAAATAGGTTTAACTTTTTAATTTTAGGAATTATGACGATTAAAGAAGCAAAGATGAAGCACATTAGTTGTGTTTATTGTTTGACTATGCCGAATGGCAAGAGTTATGTAGGTAAGACAAGAGATTTGTCTGGTCGCATGGAAATTTATAGTGGCATTAGTGATGGTAGGATTAGTGGGGATAATAAGGTTAGTGAGGCTATAAAGGAGTTTGGGATAGAGAATATAGATGTTAGGGTATTAAGTCAAGTAAAGTGCAATAATGGAGTAGATTTAGAGTTATGTTTGTCTATAATGGAGATTAGGCATATAAGAGAGATGGGAACAATTTATCCTAATGGTTACAATGTAAGTTTAGGTGGTGAGGTGTTAGGTATTCCGATAGAGTATTTGACTACTGATGGGGAGGTGATAGAGAGTTATTACAATGGGAATAAGATTTTGTTAGAGTATGATGCGAGGGGTAATTTTTTGAAGGAGTATGTATCGTTGGCGAGGTATTGTTATGAGAGGGGATATTTAGAGGACACGGTACGGAAGTATGTTGGCAAGAGGAAGGCAATAGATGGCAAGTATTATTTACGGGAGAAGAGATATGGTTTTATTCCAGAGAAGATAGAGGTAGATTATGTTGAGGTAAAGGAGAGGGTAAAGTACAAGGATATTATAGAGGAGAGGTTAGTGATTAAGGAAAGGGAATATACCAAGAGCAATAAAGAGGTGCTTGCTTATGATATTGAGGGTAATTTTGTAGGTGAATATTTGAGTATATCTGAGGCGAGGAGAAAGTTGTTTAATACCAATAGTCATTCTATTAGAATTGGGTGTTATTGCAAAGGATTTATTTTGTTTTTGAAACAAGGAGATGATTATCCTAAGAAGATAGAGAGTAAGGAGTATTTAGAGAGTAAACAATTGGAGGAGTATTATAAGCCTATTACGGAGTTAGAGGACAAGCCGACACTCAACCGGAATTATTCTATGGATAATATCAATCGCCACGAGAAATTAAATTTAGCATTTCCTATAAATCAATTCAAGTTGAATGGTGAGTTTGTTGCTCAATACAAGTCTATACGAGATGCGAGTGCTTATACGGGTATTCAATATTCTCAGATTTACAATTGTGTTCACGGCAAAACGAAAAAAGCGAAAGGTTATATATGGCAGAAAGCAGAGATAGGGGAGTAAAATCCTCTATTTTATATTTCTGTTATTGATAAAACTATGATATATACCTTTATTTTCGATTTTAAGGCACTTTTAAGCGACTTTAATATTATTTTGGTATAATTTATCATTTAGCCCAGAGAAAGTGTCTTAAAACGGCTTATTTTAGGTCTTTTGATTTACAGATATTATTTTGGCTTTAAATAAAGCGATTTAAGCGACTATTTTATTCTGGTTGATAAATTATTCATTTTGATTATAAAAGTGCTTAAAATATGGCTTAAAATTGAAATTACGGGTATTCTTTATGGTTTTATTGATGTTTATTTAGAATTAGATTATTTCTTTGAGTATTTATTTGTTGTATATTTATTTAGTTTATTTTTGGTTTAAACAAATAGAGTATATTATATATAATAAATTATACATAATATACTCGTATTTATTTAGTGATTATATTTTGTGTTAAATAATGTTAAACACTTGTTCAATTGAGAAAAAGTTTATAACTTTGCAAAAAAAAATATAGAAATTTATGAAATTTATAGATTTAGAGTTTAAAAAGTTTAGGAGTGAGCCGTCATATTTTAATCCTTTTGCTCCGCTTATTTTAGGGGAAAGGGCTTTTGTTGAGTTTTCTAATGGTTATGGAGTGAGTGTTATTTTAGGTCATTTTGATGATGACAGTTGGAGTAATGGCAAAGATACTTATGAAGTAGGAGTGGTAAATATATTTGAGGGTGATATGGCGGAGGAATTTGGAGAAGATGGCGTTTATAAGTATGCTTCTCGAAAAGATGTAGAGGATATATTAAATAAAATTGAGTTGTTGCCTAAACTAAAAAAGAGGAGAAAGAAAGAATGCGTATTTGAGCCATTAAGCGAGGAAACTGCGTTAGAATTATTAAATACACTAAAAAGAATAGAAAAACTATGAAAACAAAAGATGAAATTATTTCTATGATTGATAGCATTAAATTCCCTAATTATACACAAGAGGCATTTGATGACTTAATTTCCAGTATGCAGATAGTTTACAAAGGAATGTTGAATAATGAAATAGAAATTACTGACCTTAATTCGGCAATGTGTGTTATGCCTATGTTGATGTTGATTGGTTCAGATTTTCCACAAAGATTAAGCGAGGAGCAATTGCGAGAAGATTGGTCTTGGGTAGTAGATGAAGAAAAATTTAATGAAAAAATGTCAAAGTTAAAAGAATATATACTAAAAAGTTTTGATTATGAAACCGAAAATTAAATTAGATAACGATACGAGTCGTTGTGGCGGTATGGATTGTCCGCACAAAGAAAAATGTTTAAGATTTACTTATAGAGGTAATGGTAATTATGTACCTTATAGTGAATTTTGGGAATTTAATGAAAATGGCAAATGTAATTATTTTATTAAAGATAAATGAAAAAGGATAAGGAAGAAAAACCGAAAATATATATTGCTTCTTGTTCATTCGGGAAAGATAGCACTGCTACTATTTTGTTAGCATTAGAGCATAATGAACCTTTGGATAGAGTGGTATTTAGTGAGGTGATGTTTGACCATTCTCGTAATATTAGTGGAGAAAATCCAGAGCATATAGAGTGGGTATATAATGTTGCTATACCTAAATTACAATCTATGGGAGTAACGGTTGATATTGTTAAAAGCGAATTAGATTATGTTCATTACTTCAAAACAAAAGTACAACAAAGTGGGAAGTATGCAGGTTTACGGTATGGCTTTCCTATAACTGGCAAGTGTATAATAAATGATAGATGTAAGATAAAACCTATTAGAAAATATAATAAAAAATTTAAGGACTTTGACATTGTATCCTATGTTGGTATTGCTATTGATGAACCGAATAGACTTAAAAGGTTAGAAGGCACAAATAAAGTGTCATTGCTTGCTAAATATGGTTATACAGAGAAAATGGCTATGGCTAAATGCGAGGAGTATAATCTCGTAAGTCCTTGTTACTCAAATAGTAATAGGGGGGGGGGTGTTTTTTTTGTCCTAATGCAAAAATCAAAGAACTTGTTTGTTTAAGAAAAACACATAGACATTTATGGGATGAGTTAGTATTATTAAGCAAGACACCTAATTTATGTTCAAACAAATTTAAATATAATAAAACTCTCCAAGATATTGAAAAAGAAATGGATGCCTATGAGTTAAATGAAAAATTACAATTAAAATTAGATTTAGACCTATGAAAAAGAAAAAACAAGAAATCAGTATTGACGAAGAGATGTTAATATGGACATCGTATCGTTATTGTATTGGTCGAAAGACTTATGTTTCTACACTTGCCCCTTACATTGCAAAAAAGTATTATGACTTATTGTCTGATGAAAGACTTGATTTTATGGCGAGAGATATTCGTAGTTGTATCTATGACCAGTTGAGATTAAATACCGTGTCGTTTCATTACGAGGGTAGTGTCTTTGAAAAAGAAAGAAATGCACTTGGTGATTTTTTGACTTGGATAAATGAGAATATCGAAAAGGATAGCGACTGGTTGGGCATAAAAGATATTATATGCTACAAAGATAGTTATTCCGATGATGTTCCTAAAAAGTTTGAGATAAGAAAATCGGATAGAGTAACACTTAAACCTTTCCAGAGTGATTTTGAGGACTTATTGACTTGGGAAAAATTAGCATCTTTTTTTGACAAGAAAAACTACAAGAAAGTGTTAGTTGACCTCAAAGGTAAAGAACAAGAGGTGCTTTGCTTTGAGGTTTGGCAAAGAGATTTGGAAGAGACAGAAGAACAAGGTATTTATCTTTACAAAGAGTGGAAATACCGAAAAGTGCTTATTTCGGTTGATAACTATGCTAAAAATGGCGAAAGGGCAGGGTATTTAGACACAAAATACATAAAAAGTATAGAAAATTGCGAATAATATGGATATACAACTTATACAAGGCGATTGCCTTATAGAGATACATAAAATTCCAGATGAAAGTATTGACCTTATTTGTACTGACCCACCTTACAAACTAACGTCTCGTGGTGGAAGCGGAACAATGTCGGGTTATTGGGCAACCGACAAAGCAAAAAGCGGTAAAGTCTTCAATCATAATGATATTGAAATTGAAGATTATTTACCTGAGTTTTATAGGGTTCTTAAAGACGGAACTCATTGTTATATTATGTGCAATCACCTTAATTTACCACACTTTATAGACGTAATAAATAAGTCTGAATTTAAGTTTATAAAGTGTCTTATATGGGATAAACAAAGTAAGATATGTGGTAGATACTATATGGGGCAATTTGAGTATATCATAATGTTACGAAAAGGTCGTGAACGGACAATAAATAATTGTGGTACAAGTGATATTTTATCTATACCACTAAAAAGGAATAAAGATAATAATGGCAATAATATTCACGATAGTGAGAAACCAGTGAGTTTAATGGAATTATTGATAGAAAATTCTTCTAACGAGGGAGAAGTTGTACTTGAGCCTTTTCTTGGTAGTGGCACTACGGCTATTGCGTGTAAGAATTTAAATAGACGTTGTATAGGTATTGAGATAGACGAAAATTATTACAACATTGCAAAGAAAAGAATTGAAGAACACAAGCAACAGTTAACTTTATTCTAAATTCTGAAAAAAAACTTTCAAAAATATTTGGTCAATTCAAATTTTTGTCGTAACTTTGCACTCAAATAATAAAAGGGAGTGCGCTAAAGTTGGAGAGTTAGGATAGACTGTAAATCTATTGTCTTCGGGCTGAGTAGGTTCGAATCCTACCACTCCCACAAATATATCAAAGTTATCGGGCATGTAGTTCAGTAGGTTAGAATGCTTGCTTTGCACGCAAGAGGTCGGGAGTTCGAGCCTCCCCGTGTCCACGAAAATAAGGAGGGTTGGGTGAGTGGTCTAAACCAGCAACCTGCTAAGTTGTCAGTCGCTTAAAAAGTGGCTCGTAAGTTCAAATCTTACACCCTCCGCAATGCCTTCGTAATTCAATTGGTAGAATGACTGTTTTGTAGTCAGTTAGTTGTGGGTTCGAGTCCTATCGAAGGCTCAAAAAATAATACCACGTTAACTCAGTAGGTTAAGAGCGTCGGACGAGGGAAAGAATATGATACCCAAACCCGACATTAATTACCGATATATTCATTCAGGGTGATTATGAAAGCGGTGGTTCGAGTCCACCACGTGGTTCAAGTCTTAAAACACTTTTATATGTGGAGTGGAGAAGTAGTTATCTCGCTTGGCTCATAACCAAGAGAACGGTGGTGCAATCCCATCCTCCGCAACTAATAAATCGTATGTACCAGATACGATATAACAGATATAAAGACATATATAAACACCTTAATTAGTAGGTGGGTACTGGTACTACCCATTGAACATTGAGGTGTTTTTTTACTATTATGAAACAAGGTGATTACATTACAATTCTTGCTCCAATGGTGAGTGAGTTAAAATTAAGTGGAAACAATTTAATTGTATTTGCGCTTATTCACGGTTTTTGTAAAGATGACTCTCATAAATTTACAGGTAGCATTGACTATATATGTAGGTGGACTAATCTTTCCAAACCAACAGTTATTGAGACATTGAAAGCCCTTGTAAGAAGTGGGTATTTAGAAAAAAACGAACAAATTACGAATGGAGTTAAATTTTGTTCATATTCAAGTAATTATGAAAATATACTAAGGGGTAGTAAAGAAACTTTACCAGTAGTAAAGAAACTTAACGAAGGTAGTAAAGAAACTTTACTTAATATATATAATGATAACAATAATGATAAATCATTATTTACTAATAATAATGCCGAAACAAAACAAATTTCTTTTATCGAAATTAAAAATAAATGGGAAGAGTTAAACCCAAATTTACCTACTATTCGTGATTTTAGTCAGAAACGCAAAAAAGCATTGATTACTTTACTAAAGAATAATAATGCTACAATTGATGATTTATATAAGGCGTTTAAAGTTATTTCTATTTGTTCTTTTTGTCAAGGTAATAATGATAGAAAATGGACTGCTACTCTTGATTGGTTATTGAATGATACTAAGAGTTGTTTTAATAGATTGCTTGAAGGTGCATACGCTTTTAATGATAATGAAAAAAGAGAGGTTGCTAAAATAATAGGTAACGCTACTACAATAACTGATAACGAAACTTTAATCATTAACGGACAAATTTATAAATGAGTATGGTTAAAAGATATGGATTGCCTTATATGGGAAGTAAAAATAAAATAGCCGAATGGGTGTTAAGTTACTTGCCTAAAGCGGAAAATTTTTATGATTTATTTTGCGGTGGGTGTTCAGTAACACATTGCGCCATTGAACAAAAAAAATATAAAAACTATTTTATAAATGACATTAAAGGTGAAATGCCACAAGGCTTTGCCGATTGTATAAAAGGCAAATATGCAAATGATAAACGGTGGATTAGTCGTGAGGAATTTGACGCTAAAAAAGGCTGCGGGGATTTGCTTATTGACTTGTGTTTCTCTTTTGGTAACAATTGGCGAAAAGGGTATGCTTATTCAAAAGATATAGAGCCTTTCAAAAAAGCCTTACATTACGCTATAGTTTTACACGATTATACTCTGATGTTAAAAGAATATGAAATTGATTTGTCAATACTCGAAAATGTAGGTGAAGATATTACGAAGCGTTTAAAAGCGACAAAATATATAATACCCCAACAAATTCAAATGCAACATTTGGAGTCATTAGAGAGGCTTCAGTCATTAGAGAGGCTTTAGTCATTAGAGAGGCTTTATATAAGTTCTGAAAATTATAATAATGTATATATAAAACCTAATAGTGTTATTTATTGCGATATTCCTTATCGTTCAACGGCAAAATACAATGACATAGGTTTTGATTACGATAAATTCTATGAATGGTGTTTAAAACAAACTCAGCCGGTATTTATTAGTGAGTATGAAATGCCCGAAAGTGATTTTATTTGCATAGCAGAAAAAACAAAAACTTGTCAATTGTGCGCCACAAACAATGCACTAAGAAGTATTGAAAAAATATTTATACCTAAACATCAAATCGAAAATAAACCTTTGACTTTATTTGACCTATAGATTATAATACAACAATTATCACTGTTTTAATTATGAATGAATATACATTGCGATTATGGTACGACATTTTCAAAGATAATCACGAACTTGTCGAAATACGAATACTTGACCCAGAAACAAAAAGGTCGTATTCGGGCTATTTTACCGATATAGAAACAATTTTGAAAGAAGTAAAAAAATATGAAAAGAGTAATCTATATTTTACTCTTAATGTTATAGACCCAGCGTGTTATTCTCGTGAGCAACACGATAAGATTTCTACAAGACCGAAATCTACAACAGGCGATAATGAAATTATGGCAAGAAAGTGGTGTCTTATTGATGTTGACTGTGAAAAGCCTTCTGACACAAACTCTACAGATGAGGAAAAAGAATTGGCTAAAGAAGTTGTAAATAATATCTATGCTTTTTTGCGTGATGAAGGTTTTGAAAAGCCAATTATTTGTGATAGTGCTAATGGATTTCACCTCCTTTATAAACAAGCAATGCTTTCTAATGAGAAAAATACCGAAACTATGAAAAACTTTTTGAAAGTTCTTGATATGTATTTTTCTACCGATAAAGTAAAAGTAGATTGCTCAACATACAATCCAAGTCGTATTTGTAAGTTATATGGGGTGTATAGTAGAAAAGGTGCAGATACTAAAGAAAGACCACAAAGAGAAAGTAAAATATTGAGAGTTCCTAACGAGATTAAAGTTACACCAAACGAGTATTTTGAAAAAGTAGCATCATATCTGCCACAACCGGAAAAAAGAGATAGAATAAATAACTATGGAACAAATAGTTTTGATTTAGATGAATTTATTACTAAATACAATATCAAAATAAGAAATGTGGTAGAGACAAGGGATTATACTAAATATGTTCTTGAAGAATGTCCTTTTAACTCATCGCATCGTGCGCCAGATAGTGCTATATTCAAAATGAAAAATGGTGGTTTTGGCTTTAGGTGTTTGCACAATTCAGATAGAGATTATACATTCCGTGATTTCAGATTGCATTTTGACCCGAATGCTTATGGATATAAAAAGGACTCCGAATATCATAGAACATTTAAGCCATTCTCTCAACAAGAAAAAAAGCCTATCTCTTTGCAAGAAAACAATGAGGATAAAGGGAGCGTATGGCAATGTATGTCAGAAATAGAAGATGAGGATAGGAGTAAAATCATATCAATTCCAAGTGGAATTACGCAATACGACAAAGAATGTTGTGGTTTTGATAAACCGTCTTTGAATGTATGGTCTGGAAATAATGGTTCTGCTAAAAGTACGTTATTAAATCAAATTGCTCTTAATGCGGTTAATAAAGGCTTCAAAGTTGCAATATATTCTGGCGAATTAAGGGGTAAAAAAATGAAAAGATGGCTATTATTCCAAGCAGCAGGTAAACAGTATAATGTTAAATCTAATTTTAATGATTATGACTATTATACTCCTAAAAACATTAAAGACAGAATAGTTGAATGGTTGGAAAGTAAATTGTATAATTATAACACAAGATACTCTCACAACATCGAACAAGTTTGTCTTGAGGTAGAAAATTTAGTTAAGGCGCAACAAATAGATATGTTAATAATGGATAATTTGAGTTGCCTTGACATCGAAGAACTTGAAGGTGGTGTAAATGAACAACAAAAGGCTGCAATTAAGATGCTATTAAGACTTACTGAAAGATTAGAGATTGCAACTCATCTTGTAATTCACCCTAAAAAAAGTGAACTTTATTTAAGAAAAAATGATGTTAGTGGAGCAAAGATCTTAACTGACCTTGCGGATGGTGTGTTTTTTGTACATAGATGGAATCAAGATACACAAAAAGCAGCAAAGGAATTTATGAGCAATAGCGTATTTCAGGATTTATGTAAATCTGAGACTACTAATATAGTTGAAGTTATTAAGCAAAGAGAATTTGGTGAGGCTGAAGGGCATATCTACAAGTTGTTTTTTGAAAGTGAAAGTAGGAGGTTGAAAAATAGTATTTCTGAGCATATCATTTATGGTTGGCAAGACAATCCACAACAACAAACGATACAAGTAGAACCGCCTAAAGTTGAAACACCGAAAGTTGAAACACCGAAAGTTGAATATCCGATAGTAAACCCTTACGAAATGGAAACCGAAAATGTAGTTTGGGGTCAAGGAGAAGCACCTTTTTAAGAAAAAAATAAAAAAAGTAATTGAAAATTTGGTAATTAAATAAAAAAGTATTATATTTGCAACTAATTTCTATGGAAACAAGATTAGAGAAATTACAAAGAGATGCTATTGAGCATAATATATGTTCTGCGTATCTAAAAAAATGGCAAAATGCCAAAACTAAGCGACAATTGATGGATGTTGCGTTATCTGCACAGGGTAGTATTTTTATGTGTACGTCTATTCAACAAGGTTGGGGAATAGAAAGTAGTTGGTTGAGAAAGAATTTTGAGCCGTATCTAAATCACAGATACATAATGGAAGATGCGTATTCGTCTTGTATGTATGTATTGAACAAAGGTATAGCGATAGCAGATACTACAATGATTTTACTAATAGATAGTGATATGACTATCAATGTACCACGAAATATGATAACAAAAGTTTTAGTTTGTGGTAAATCGAAAGTAAAAGTAATTGGAACAGGTAGAGTTATTGTAGTAAGATATGGAGAACATATAGATGTAGAATTTGGAAATAACTTAAAAAGTATAAAACTAATAGAGGGAGAATATGAATAATAAATTGACAATTCATCTGACTGCATTTAAGCAATCTCGTGTAATAGAGGTTGAGAATGATGAGGGTGAATTAGAGAAAGGAGTTTTCATCCCACTACAATGGAATGATTTGCACGAAACGAGAAATGGTACGGTATCGTGTCAATTAGCGATGTGGGAGAGAAAAAATAATTATTATTACGGTCAGACGCATAGTATCATTCCAATGTGGACTGGTCGTTTTAGAGATAAGATGGTTGCATTAGGCGAAAAAGCGGAGTTTATTGGTTATGCCGTTCCGTTTAAGACAGGAAAATTTAAGCCTTATGCCGACCCAGATAAACCTAACTTTGTAACAGTAGAAGAAGATGAAGTATAAGTTTTATATGCAAAAGTGTCAAAAAGATGGGACACCTATTGCAGGCACATTAAAGGATTTGGAGCGTGATTTTGAAGGATTACGTTATAGTGAATTGAAAGGTATTCATTTTGTGGGTGCGCCTAAGAATATATATACTGAGGAATTTTCAGAGTCTAATACTCTAAAAACTTATGTTCCAGATAATGTAACAAATAAAAACACATCGTTGTCATTGAAACTTTATTTCTTTGGAGAAAATAGAGCAAAAACTTACGATTTATTTAATGAATTTATTTCAAGTGGATATACTAAGTATTGGGATGAGTATAGACGAAAGGCGTTTATTTTTATATTAAACAAGGAAATAAAACCAGCGATAGAAAATTGGTATAAAGGCACTCCTTATTTGGAGGTAACATATAGTTTAACAAATATTTTTGGAAAAACATTTGATGTTTAACAATTAAAATTTAGAAAAAAAAATGAAAACTAAAGAACAAGTTTTAGAACATTTAGCGAATAATGGTTATGCACCATACACAAGTGAAAAAGTAATGGACTTTTTGCTCGGAAATGGTATTATTGAGAAAAAAGAAGTCGTAACATTTAGAAAAGGCAATTTGCTTTTTGACGATTTCTACGAATGGTCTAATAAAGAGGAAGATGTTGTCCACGAAGTACGTGGTTTGAACTTAATAATCAATGTCGGTGAAAACCGCGCTCAAGTATTGGCTTTATCAAATATTGTAAATGGTAAATTACTTGGTTTCGATGGCACGACAGTTAAAGTTTATGACGTAGAAAAATTTGAATTTCCAACGGAGGAAGAAATGAAACCTTTTACTGAAAATATGGAGGAGAAAGGTTTTGGTTACCTTGAACTTCTTGGAGGTTTCTTTTTGCTTGATGAGTTGGGTATTGAAGAATGTGATGATGAGAAAGATGAATTTGACGAAGAATGTCAAAAATGCCCACATTTAGGTAAATGTTGTTGCACAAAAGAAGAGGAGGATAAGGAATGAAACGAAAAACAAAAGATGAAACATTAGTAGATTGCTTGTCATATCTATCTATGCGTAAATTGCCAGAAAAATGGGATAAGAAATCATTTTATATTATGGCTATTGTAGAGGTAGAAAAAGCCGATGGTACAGTTTGCTATGCTATTCAAAAACGTAGAGCAAGTAATTTGGAACTTTATATTTCTAATGATTTCGGCTCACTTGCGGTAATTAGAAATATTAAAGAGATTTATCCTTTTGAATTTTTGAAAGAGCAATATATGTTTGATGGCAAAAAAGAGGATAAAATTAAGTTTTTGAAATCAAGATTTCCTAAAGAGAATATTGAAGAACTTGATGCAAAAGGAATTAAACGATTGATTTTGCGTGCAGCAATGGAAACGCAAATACAACAAGAAAATTTATAGGATATGAAAAATAAAGAATTGATTGAACAATTAGACAAACTAAAAAAACAAATTTACACCAATTCAAAAGATGCGCATTTTGCGGAAAAGTTGGTTGATGAGTTGTTGAAAGTAAAAGGTCAAATGAGTGTTGAACCACTTGAATTGAATGTTGGTAAAAAACTTGACGAATGGAAAGGCGAAACATTCTCTATTGTTAAAACCGATAGAGGTGTGCTTTATAATGAACACGGACATTATGCCGTATTTGCCGACCCTAATATGTTTATGTGTGCTACTTTGACCGATTTCGTTGATAATAAAGACGAATATGCTAAATTAGAGGGTGAGGACAAAGAGACGTTTGAGGCGAATTTACAGGCTATTGCTTATTCGTTAGGTGTACCTAAATTGGTGTTTAATGACCCAGAGTTTTTGTTTAAGATTGCTAATTCCGTTGTAGAATGGTTGCTTGGGTTACAAGATAAGATGAAGGAAATGGAGTTACAAGATGAAACACCACAAGAGAATGCGGAGTTTGAGCGTGCTACAATGGCATTTGAGGAATTAAAAGAGAAGATTAAGAAAGAGAATAAGGAGGCGAAATAAGGTATGGGTAAACGACTTTTAGAGTGCATTGCTAACCTATATGACATCACGAGTGCGGATATTTTGGGTAAGAGTAGAAAAGCCCATATATCCGAGGCTCGTATGATTTACATTTATTTGATGCGACATTTAGGTTATAGCACAACGTATTTGGGTGAGATATTAAATAGAAACCACACTTCTATGATTTATAGCACGAAGACGTTTGATAATCGTTATAAATACGATGTTATGTTTCGCAAGAAAGTTGATAAAATGTTAGAATTAGAAATAGTTGATTTATATGGCGAAGAAAGCGACAAAGTTAAAAAAGAAACAGGCGGTGAAAGCGGGAAGTAAGCATAAAAAAGATACGGGTGGTATTTTTAATGCTAAAGTCGCTGCTATTATACAAAGTTTAAGAAACAAGTAATATGGGAAAGTTTTTAGTTAGAATAACTATTATTGGTGTGGCAATTTATTTGGTTATTGCCTACCTTATTGCACAATTCTTAGGTATTGATATATTAACAAATACCTATACCTTAATGTTTGAATTGTGTGTTGTCGTATTTGCGTTTAGTGATGGTCGTTATCATTGTAAATATATACGATATTTAGCACTAATGGTTTTCTTTAGTGATGTTTTAACAAGACTTGATTATTTATTTGACTTTATGTCAATAACTGCTCATAATTTAATACCTACTATTTTAATTGCATTTGGTTTTTGTATTAGTGCATTCCAAGCCATATCACATTTCATTAAAGTAAGAAAAATAAAGAAAAACAATGGAAAGTAAAGTATTTTTAATCGCTGGGCATCGTGGTCGTGGCACGGGAGCAAAGGGTGTCATTGACGAAGGAGAAGAAACGATACGTTTACGTAACCTCATAGGTGAAATTCTACGAAATAGAGGAGTAGAGGTTTACACCGACCGAGATGATGACAATTTATCGGTAGTAGTAGAGAATGTTAATGTAGTGTGTGGTATAGATGACATTTGCATTGACCTACATTTTAACGCATTTAATAAAGAGGCACAAGGTAGTGAAATACTTATACCGCATAACTTTAATGAGGTAGAAAAAATGTTAGCACAAGACTTATTGGCATCTATAACATTTACACTTAAAACTAAAAGTCGTGGTGTGAAAAAAGAGAGTTCTGGTCAACATAAGCGTTTAGCAATGCTTTCCGATATTGATTGTAATTCTATTGTTGTAGAGATTTGTTTTTGTGATAATGCCGAAGATGCACTAAAATACCAAAGTAAGTTTAACGATTTAGCCTATGCAATGGCTAATGTAATATTGGTGTATGTAAATGGAGGCAAATTATAATTTTGATGACGACAAACGAGAATGGTGGGAGTATGTTGTTCTTGCTATAACAATAATATTGTTAGTTGTAGGCTTATCAAGTTGTACGACAATAAAATATGTACCCGTAGAAAAAGTAGTAACAAAAGATAGTATAAGAATAAAGACTGAATATGTTGATAGGGAAACAAAAGTTAAAGAGTATGTGGGAGGAGATACAGTATATCGTGATAGTATTGTGGTTTGTACTATATTGCGTTGCGATACTATTTATTCGCATAGTAGAGATAGCATTCCATACCCCGTTGAAGTGGTTAAGGAAGTTAAAGCACCGCTCAATTGGTATGAGAAAACAATGATACGACTTGGATGGGCTTTGATAGCATTGCTTGTTGGTATTGTTGGATGGAGAGTGGTTAAGTGGTATTTGAGGCTAAAAGGTTGCTAAAACTTGCTAATTCTTGCAAAATTAGCAAGAATTATCTGATATTTTAAGAGATAAGAATATGTTTAAGAAATTATTTAACAACAAAGGGAACAAGTACGGAAACAAGAAAGTCGAATATGACGGATTGAAGTTTGATAGTAAAAAAGAGAAAGATAGGTATATTTTTCTTAAAGCACAAGAAAAGTTAGGTAATATTCAAGATTTACAATTACAGGTGAAGTATGAATTGATACCAGCGATTAAAGAGGAATATGTGGAGCATTTGAAAACAAAGGATAAAGTAAAGACACGCACCGTACAACTTGCGATTACTTATACTTGCGATTTTCAATATTACAAAAACGGAGAGTTGGTTACGGAAGATGTAAAAGCGAGTCCCAAGTCTGCTTCATTAGACAAATCTTTTATACTCAAAGAAAAGATATTTCGTTGGAAATTTGGTCGCTCAATTAAAAGAGTTTATAAACCAACCCAACAAATATAGTAAAATTGCCTATTTTTAGGCTTTCTGAGTCACTTTTATAGTGCAACTAATATTCTTTATTGTAAAAACAAAAAATATGCGCTTAAATGCGCTTAAAATTAAAAACTCATATTTATGGAAAAAGAAACCATATTAACACCAAAGGTAAAAGACAAAATAGACAAATTACCTTACTTATTCAAAGTAGCGTCTTATAATTTAGTTAATGCTCTTGATAGCATATTGAATGGAGAATGTGATGAGAGGGAGGTAACGAGTGTATTGACGACAACGGCAAATAATACCTCGCAAAGTTATAGTAAAGAGGACTTAGTGAATTACGATAAAGCAGGCGACATATTAGGTATTTGTAATAGGGCGAATTTACAAAGTGTACTCAAAGAACACAACATAGAACAAGTTGTTATGAATAACCGAAAAGTAGGTTTTCCAAGAAATAAAGTTATTGCTTTACGTGATGAACTTTATAAATAATCTAAATATTTCAACATAAAAAAAGGAGCAGATTAAATTCTACTCCTTTCTTTTTATAGTTACTCGTTGAGTATGAGTAATTGTTCTAATTCATTTATCTTATCACGCAATGCTTGTCGTTCATCGTGCAACTCTTTAGGGTCGTAAAGGTCAAGAATGATTTGGTTAGGCTCACTTGTAGCCATCATAGCCATTTGGTATTCCATATTTTTTACTACCTTATAGTCGGTGTTAGCAAGTTGTTGTTTGAGAGTGGAAATTTGTGTATTTACTTTTAGAATATCAACTTTTTGAACCCAAGTCCTTTCATATCTTTGTTCTTCTTCATTGAATGAAAATATATTACTTGTTTCAAAAAACTCTTTTTTTTCTGGTTTTTCATTTATGTAAATACATTCAAAATAACCTTCATTTTTTAAGGATTGCTGTTTTTCTATATCATCAGTGTTATATATAGAAAAATCAAATTTTCTTACTTCTTTTATTAGTTCCATAATTATTTATTTTATACATTCAACTAAAACCCATAATATAACATAGTACCCATCATTAGATAACTTAGTATATCCATCGATATTAGTATTATAATCTGTTTGTGATAGATTAAGTCTAATACATTTGAATTTTGCATATTTATATGATATTACATCAGCTATAGAACATGTTAATCTTGTCATAGTCCATCTAATAGGATTATTTGCAGGATAACCATAGTGGGTTGAAGGTCTTGCTTGTCCGTAGTTTGTGGTCATATTATATAAATTACAATACTCTGGATCAGGCATATTACAACCACAAATATGTAATTTCAAACCAAAAGGATTATATATTTCAATTTCAGAACCAACATATTCTAAATCCGATTCTAAAGATATACTTGTATTTTCATATTCAACAACTGGTAATGATATTGCTATTGTATTGCCTAAATTACCTAAAAGTATTTTGCTTCCAGTTTTTTTAATATCAATTATATAAATTGTATTATTACCACTAACGATGCTACCTTTTGAATACGAAGCAAGTATGGACTGTGATATGATAGGTAATGCCGAATGAAACCCATAGAAATGCGTACCAAACACACGACCATCGTCATATACTCTAAATGGTGCGGAATTTACATTTTCCCAATTTGCTCCAGCCCAAAAGCGTAACCTATTATTGTCCGACAAACCACTAATACCTGCTTGAACTTCTCCGCTTGTATCCTTCATACCAATCAAGTTAGTCATTACCAATCCACCAATAATGTCGGTTGAGCCTTTCATAGCATTATTGAGAGTTATGAGTGCTTGTTGTTCCGCTGAAGTACCCTCCCAAGGGATATATTTATTCCCTTCAGCAAGTTTAACACCAAACGCAGTAAAGCCTACACCTTTAGTTGAACCATTTTGACCTCCATATATCAATAACACATCGGTTGATAGGATAGTTGAAGGTGTTGTTAATTTATATATCAATTTATTATCGGTGTAAGGTATTGTCCATATTTTTTTTGTTGTAGATATTGAACTATCAAAAATAGCAATTGCTATATTTGTCGGCGTAAGAGAGCCATTTTTTAATAAAATAGATTCTATTGAAAATACATACTCAGTATTGGCTTTTAATGGAGTTGTTAAATTTTTATCATCATTACTATTGGGTCTAAATTTAACATTATTATAGTTACTGCTTGTATCTATTTCAAAATTGATTAGCATTGCTCCATTTAGTATGTTTTCTTTCGCTTCAATTATATCCGCATCATTAGGTTTATATGAAGTGGCTTTGTCGCCTTGCTCAAGTTGAATTTTTACTTTTGAAATTTCATCTGGTGTTATCGTTGTATTATCAGATTTTCTTAAAATAAGGCAAATATACCTTGTGTCGTTGTGTAATGTATGAGGTGCATCGTTATGTCCACCTACGAATGTTTCTTTACCTAAGTATTTTTTGTTTTCGTCAAACTGAGTAAAGGCAGCCATATAACCACTATTATGTATTTTTACATAAATATTGCCTTTTACTCCAATAGGCTCTTTTACTCTTATACGTGTAGTTGATTGATATTTACACACTGTTGCATAATCTTTTCCTATTGCGGAGTTCTCAGAAAAAGAACCTTGTTCCCATTTTGAAGGTATATTAGAGATTAAATTAACTCCACCGATTTCCAAGTTATTTATTGCTGTATCATCGGTATATTTTACTTTTTCGCTCCAATGTGATGCAACAAAAGTCGCACTTGCTTGGTTAGCGGTAAGAATAGTTCCTGCTTTGTAAGATATATTATTTACAGTCGTACCACTCGCTAAAATCCAAAGGTCGCCAACATCATAATTACTTGGTTGAGCGATGAAAGTAGTAGATTTCCAGTTTGCCGTTGTTTGCGCTTGCGTTGCTTTAGTGTTTGCATTATTAGCCGTAGAGTTAGCCGTATCAGCGGTTGTTTGCGCCTGTGTTGCCTTGCTATTTGCACTATCGGCGATTGATTGTACCTCTTGTACTCCACTCAATAAAGAGTCAAGAGCATTGCCTAAATCGCTCGTACCACCTTGAAATGAAGTCTTAGCGTTGATAAGCATTTCAAAAGTTCCATTTGCATTTGGCGCAAATTGAATAAAATTCTCTTGCTTATTTCTATCGCCAAAGTACATTGAGCCATAAGAATATAGTTCGGGGTAAGCCTCAATGATAACATTACCATTTTCATCGAAAACTTTTTGGTGATAAACAATACCAGTAATATCTTTTCCTACAAGTGAGAATGAGTTTATACCACTATACATAATAAATGACGGTGAATTTTCTCCTACCGTATTCATTTCTATAACCGATTGTCTATCCGTATTAGTTGTATTACCCATTTGGACAATAATATCACCCTCACTTGGTGTGTCGGAGTTATTTTCATATTCTCCCGTTACATTAGAAAGAACAATAAAATTACTACCCACCTCTACTACTTTTCTCCAATAGTATTTAGGTGCATAACCAACACGTTGGCAACGAGCAAGGTCATCAAGCATAAATTGGTTACTTACACTGCCCTCTTTTGTATCAAAGTAACATTTGAAATTACCATTTTCAAGCGTTTCTACTTGGTTACATTCCATAGCAGCAGCGGATTGAATAACTATACCACCTTGGAATTGTATTTGTTGGATAATAAATTCGGTTGCCTTTAGTTTCTTTCTTACGTTTATATTATCAACGGTAAGTGTAGAATTACCATTTTCATCCTCTTTTAGTTCAAATCCAGTACCCATTACCTCATCACCACCATACAAAGGAGACTTAATAGTGGGAGTTTTTAATTTTTGAGTTGTTAATGCATCTTTTACTTCGACATCTTTTTCAAATGTCATACTATTAGGCATCGTTTCATTAACGTTTTTTCTTAAAAATTGGTCTTCCAATGGTATTGTGTTTTCTTCTATATTAAAAGCCTCGTTTATTGCTTTAATAACTCCATCAACTACATTTTGAGTTATACCTCTATGTATTGAAATGGTATCAACCAACCCAACGCTAATTTTAGGTAGAGCCTCTTCCGCTTTTACTTCGTATTTATAATCATTTACATAAAAGTTATATGTATGGTTATTGTATCTTACATTTAATTTACAATTCTCACTAAGTCTTTCGGTGAATGAGGTATTTTCTTGTAAGTATATGCGACTAAAGTCTATTTGGAAGTTCCATTTATCAACATTATTTTGGAACATATATTTTATAATTTCTTTCCTCAAATTTTCTTCTGCCTCTAATACATAACTCTTTGGCATATCAATGTTAAGCAAAACGAACTTATCTCCTGCTTTTGGTAATACCCCCTTATCCTTATTAGGGTAAGTTTCATTGAAAGTTTTATTGTCTTTTTTAAGAACTAACCAAATACTATTTTTACTGCTATCTTGTTGAGCAACATCGTACCTACCAAAATGACCAGATGTCTTTTCTTCCCAATCACCACCAATAGGTTTATAATTATAAGTCATTATAGGGTTTAATACATCCTCATAAGACTCGTTATTATCCTCACTTTGACGAGTTTTTACCATTATTTCAAATGTACACGCAGCGCAATCACCACTTGTCATAGCCACTTGCATATTACCACCAACTATTTTATGGTCAAATAAATTGAAGCCTTTATCACTATTAGTTATTGGTATTTTTACATAAAAGTAAGGGTGTATATAATTACCTTTTTCGTCAATATCGTTATTGTCATTGTCGTCAAAAGCAACCTCTAATATCTCATCAATAGGGTCGTTGTTTGCATTTGTTACATTAGTAATATTTGGGTATATTCCCGAAAACTCTTGAATATGCTCGTTTTGGTTGCTTTCACTCCATTCGGTTTCAAATTCATAATAATTACCGTTTTCATCTTTATAGTTATCATTATGAACACCTAATTGTATATATTCACCACCTATAACATCAACGTTAAAATCTTCATTTGCATAAGGGTAATTTATAGCGTTATAGAATTTTCTTTCACCCACACTATCACGATATAGTGGAGGCATAAGATGTGGCATGGTAGGTATTTTGCTTACCATTTTTTGATAAAACCCTTCGCCATTCCAACTATCATCGGGAGTGCCATTTATGGAAATACCAATATCGGAAAGGTCTATTTTTTTAGTTTCGTTCAAAAACCAACCTTCTTGGGCATCATTATCTGGGTAAACAATGGAAATATTATATAATTTTATATCTATATAATCACCCATATTTATTACTGCTGGGTACTCTATTTTTTTATGCAATGCAATTATATCCCTTTTTTTTATAGAGTCGCTTGTTGTAAATTCACAACATATTTTGCTATAATATAAGCCTTTAGGGATAGAATTAGCGACTAATGAGATATTAATTGTTCTTTTTATTTCTAAGGCATAATAATCTCGTTTGTTTTCATCTTCTTTTTTTGTCCAAGTATATGTTTTTTTGTAACTATTTGTTGTAGGCGTACATTGTATTCTATCTTTTTGGAAGTTAGGCAACAAATAACTATTATTAAAACTAATAGGACTACATAATAAGTCCGATAATACAGATGGTGAAAATATATATGCTTTTTCCGGTATCAATACAGCATTACCATTTGGAGAATTAAACACTGATTGCATTTTATGCAATTCATATATATCTATATCAAATTTTATTTCAACAATACTATTATTTTCTCTTATAGACTCAAAAGGCATAATAAAAGTATGTTTAATGCTTGTTTGATTTTGGTATTTTAGACCAGCTTTATTTAATGTAGTATCACTAAATATAGGTTGGGTTTCGCTCTTTTGAAAATATTTAACATTACCATTCAAAGGCATTTTCTTGTCAAACTTCTTCATATCGGTAATAGTAATCATATCATTTGTAAGAATACTATTACTTTCTAAAGGAGTAGCCTCAATAATGCCTTTTTGCGACCAGTTAGGATAATAGAAAGGAATATTTTTATCGCTACCATAACCACTAATACGAGTTATTTTTCTAAAGTTTGCATTGTTCTTTTTTATACTCAATAGAGACTCATCAGCACCATATTCCAAAGTAACATCACTTATGTTTTCCGAGCAGTCTTTTACAATAATATTTGTACCCTCAAAATAGAAAGGTATCTCCCATTGATTGTAAATTTCTTGAATAGCAGCACTCAAATAAACATTTTCTAAAGTAATGTCCTTTGTTTCTTTCGTTTTTTCATTGTTTTGAACCGAACTATCTACACTCACCCTATAAGGCAAATTACTATTCTCTAATGACTTGTTAATTATTTCGGCAAATTCCATTAAGTTACAACGAACATAAACACTTGTATCTTCGTTTTGGTCAACATTCACAAAGTAAATATTTTCCAATACAAAACGCTCGGAATATAACGTAATGTCGTGTTTGTACATAACCGATGTATTATTTTTAGATGATGACGGAATTTGACGAATGTAATACTTTTCTCCATTAAAAGTAGCATATACGTTAATATCCCAATCATTATCAAGGCAACGAGGGTATTCAATAGAGGCAGTAATTGTAGGTGTTGCAGCCATACGTTGCGCATTATATGTAAAAGTGTTAATGACTATTTGCTCGTCATCAACACCATTAGGGAATGGGGTATCATTGACCCCATCCACATATCTAAATAAACTTAATTCATTGACCATAAATAATTTACTTTTTAAAGTTATTAAATATTGTTCATTTCTTCTTTCATTTTTGCCTCTTGCTCTGCTTGCCATTGAGCCACGAGGGCATCGCCTTCTTCAACTGAAATTTCAGTCCAATCATCTGGATTTTCTGCACCATTCAAGTCTGCTACTTTGAGCATCAAAGGCTCTTGATTTTCATCAAGAGTTTTCTTTGTGAGATACATTCCCTCACCTGCGACTAATTTTACTTTTGTTAGAATTTCCATATTATTTTGCTATTGTTATAAGTTTAACATTAAGTGCTATATCTTCCCAAGTCAATAATTCGCCATACTTGGTGATTTCGGTTTCACCAATACCAAGAAACTCGCAATCTTCTACTGATGGTTTGGTTAATTTCCAAGTATCCCAAGATTCGTAAGGAGTTGTATGTAAAGTTAGTATTCTTGATGTTGCTCCTTCATCTTCATAGCCTAATGTGTTTGCTCCATTCAACGCATGCCAAATGATGTATTTGATGCTTTGCCTTGACAATAGTGGACATGCACTTACATTCCAATTGCCAGTCATCCATTCAGTAAATCTTAATGTTACTAATTCTTCTCCGTGAGAAATATTTATTGAGTTTGCAAGATTTTTTATAGATGATAATTTTATATAGTTTATCCCACTAACCAAATAAAAAGGGTTAATCATAGTTGTACAAGAATCAGTATTTAATTCACATTCTTGCAAAGACCCACAATAGGAAAAAATTTCATTATAATTTATACATTTAGGTGCATTTATAACCACTTTTCCTGTAAGTCTTTTACATCTCATGAGCATTTTTGCACAGTTTTCCGCATTAGGAAAATCACTTATAAAAAATCTATTAATATTTGTATTCCTAAAAGTCTCTCTCAAATCTTTTGTCAATTCAAATGATACGTCTGGACAATATATAATATCGTTTCTGTATGCAAATTGTTGGTATCTATTTTCTCTTGTGTTATCCCAATTATCCATTATTTCTTTTGCTACCCTAATACCTTCAGTGTTAACTGAGTTAATTTCATCACTCTCATCGTTGGTGTAACCTATTGTCGTAAAATCATAACCATCACCACTAACTCGTGAAGTAACTACAACTTTGCTTAAACCTTCATACTCTTCTGCTGGAACTATAATAGTTTCTCCATTATTATCTATAGTTATTCGTTTTTCTTCAAGATGTGGTTCTATACTACGAATTGCATCAGCCATCTCACTTGGAGCATAGGTGTTGTCAGTACCATTTTTAGAACGAATAGCATCTGCTATATTCTCAAAATTACTTTCTTCTGTATAAACGTGTGCCATTAGTACCTCCTATTATCTGCGTTGTTTTGACTCAATTCTACATTTGTGATGACAAGTTTATTGTCAACAATACTTAGATTTACCATTGCGGTATCTCCTTTCTCGCCTTTCTCTCCATCAGCACCTTTTTCACCTTGCAAACCTTGCTCACCTCTATCTCCTTTGTCTCCTTTATCACCCTTTTCGCCTTTTGCACCATCTGCGCCTTTCTCGCCTTTTTCGCCTTGTATTCCTTGAATACCTTGAACTCCTTGCGGACCTCTTTCTCCTTGCTCTCCTTTCTCGCCACGTTCACCTTTGAGGTTAGCCGATGATGTACCACTTGCAGATGTTATGGTGAGTATAGTTCCGTTCCAAGAATGAGTAGCAGAAATACCATTTGCTCCGTCTTTTCCGTCTTTACCTGCTACACCTTGTTCTCCTTTTTCACCACGTTCACCTTGAATACCTTGTTCGCCCTTTTCTCCTTTGAAATCTCCGCTTTCTTTGGCTTCTTTCAAAGCGTTATCTATTGCACTATCAAGGTCATTAGTTGAGAGTTTATCGTTAAGCAAATCGTCAGTTTCTTTCTTGTTATAGTAATTTTCAAGGTTAGGAGAACTTATAGGTGTTTGTGCCATTATTATTGCACTTACACGTTCTTCTACTCTTGGGAATACCAATACCCTCTTGCAAGTACATTCGTTATTGAGCGACATAATTTACCTCCGTTTTTTCAAATAGACTTTCTGTGTTTTGGTAGTTATCCTCAAATTTGTCGTTATTTTCACGAGTTTCTATCGCAACCCATAAATAACCATTATCATTGAATGTACCACTTGGTATTGTTACTATCAATGTTGGCATTGTGTAACCATTCAACTTCATAGTGCTTGTATAGCAATTTAAGGACTCTAACTCGGTATTATCACCATTCCATTGCACGACAAACTCTTTTCCATCTTTGTTTTGTCGTATGCGAATTTTCACATATTCTTGGGTTGGGTCTATTACATCGTTCAATGTAATAGACTCCCCATTTATCATTTTCTCTTTACCTTCTTTAGTTAATAATAACAACTCCAAAGGTAAGTCTGTGTTTGTTGAGATTTTCATGAGTTATTCTCCTTTATTAACGCATTCATTACATTCTAAGTCCTCGGCAGAGCGAATAATTATACATTCACTTGCTTTTTTAATCAAGGGACATTTATAACCTAAGTTAATTGCATCTTCAAGTTTATCGTTGTGCTTTTGTAACGCATCGTATTTTTCCTTAAAGAATTGTTTGTATTTTGCAACCTCTTCTTTATACTCCCTAAATTCTTTGCGCACAAGTTCACGTTCTTTACGTTCCTCTTCTAATAGTGAGTGGTAGTTTTCAATGTCAATCTTGTCCTTATTCGGCTTTGCGTTATAAATCGCAATAATAGCCGTTGTAATACCTCCAATGCCACCGACACTACCTAAGACTATACTTAATATGTTATACCATTCCATTTTACTCCTCCTCTCCTTTTTTGTTCTCGTTATTATTATTGTTTTGCGCTTGTAACTCCATTTGTTGCTTTTGCTTTTCTAATGCCTTTCTTTCGGCTTCATCGGCTTGTTTTTGCACTCGTACCTTTTCATCTGGTTTTGACAATGTGTTTATTTCAATAGCCGTTTCCTCCGATATTATATTAGCATTTTTCAATGTTGCAACCATTTGATTATATTCGTAGTCGTTTAATGGTCGCCATACTTTGAATTTAGCATTGATGCGTAAATCTTGAAACTCGGTTATTGCCGTTAAGTGTTCTCCGCTATTAACCAATTCTTTCGCTAAACCATACTTAAATAAGCGTGCCATTTTATCGGCTACATTTTGCCAATCAATCACATTTTGTAATGCTAATTCGTTGTCTTGACTTTGTGTTAATTGTACCGCAATACCACTAACATCACCCGACATCTTAATGTCTTTTGGTAAGATAAATGTTGTTGACGAACCTAATTGAATACTCTCTAACATCATATTCAATGTGTCAATTGTTCCTTGTGGTGTAGGTGGTGTAAGGAATTTTGCATCGCCACTACCCTCAATTGAACTATCTTGCAAGACAATACTACCAGCGATTTTTTTAGCGTTGTCTTTGAATTTACCTTTAACATAAAGAATACCCCAACCCCATCTCTTTTGAATAACTGTAAATACGTTATATAATTCCTCAAAACTTTCGATGATTGGTTGTACGTTATTCCAAGCAACATCGCCACGCTTAGTAATCAAAGGTATTTCATCAAAGCCGTGTTCTTGTGGTGTGTGTCGTCTCCAACCTTTTTGCTCTCCATCAATGCCATCGCTTGCGTCATAAGTAATACGATAAAGGTATTTGTCGTCATAACTATCAATAGTTTCAATGCCATAGTTATCTACGTACCAAACACTCTCTAATATTCTATCCCCATTATTGTCATTGTGAGGACATAGAACATAGTCTGGGTACGATAAAATACGACTCTTAATTTTTCCGTCTTTATCGAAATAATACAATAAGCCTACATCACCACAACTCTTTTGAATATCTACCATTTTATACTTCATACCGTCTTGGTTGCGCAAATCCCAATATTGTTTGAATGTTATAAAATTGCGTTGTTGTGTGTCCGTAGGCTCAATATCCATAAGCGTAAACTGCATTGGATTTGCTGCAAGGTGCATCACTTGCTTGTTCTTGATACACATTTGTATCGGAATAGACATTCTATATGTATTGATTTCTTGATACATACCGTTACTCAACTTTTGATGTATTGACGGTATATTTTCATCAAACAATACTTTATGACTATTCGGGTCTAACTCCCTCAAAAAGTCCTCTTGCGTAATTTCTTTCTTTTTGAAATTAGGCAATGTAGCCGTTCTAAGTGAATTAGGATTAACCTCATCGTTAGAATAACTATCGCTACCCCAACTTATAGAACCTCTCGTAAAAGGCTTTTTCATCTTTAGTTTGTCGGGGTTGTTTAGCAACTCTTCAATTTGTTCTCTGTAATTCATTCTTATTTCTCTACTAAGTTATACATTTTGATTGCCTCTTCTTTCGTAATTGGCTTTCTTGATACTTCTCTACCACAACTTGGGCAAATAGCATCGTATTTAGCATTCACGATAATCACTTGGTCTTTTTGTTCGTCTGAAACATTAAACTGATTATTAAGTTTAACACGCAAGTCGGCTTGAATTTTTAATGCGTCTTTTACGTCTATTTCGTTTTTTTCTAATGCCGTTTGTGTTGCCTTAATCAAATTTATCATTTCATTTTTGTTCTCATCGAATGATAAATCCTCATACTTTTTACCTTTGTTGTTTTTAGAGAAATTCTGTTCTATATATATTTTTAAGAATTGAATAGCACTTGTTTGTTGGTATGTTTCACAATAGTCTGGATTGAAATTCCCGTCTTTCCCAAACAAACACTTATATGCTATATTTGCATCCTCAAAATGTTGAGTTAATATAACAAAAGATATATCTCTTGTCGTGATATTATATCCAACCGCCTTGCAGTCGTCAATACATTTTTTTATTTCTTCGTTATTTATCATAATCTATGCCCAAAAACCTTCATCGTATATATCAGTATCACCTTTCTTATCATCATCATCCTCTTCCATAAAACCAGCAGTTCTTTCCAATTCCTCGCCATAAGGATATTCTAAACACGCAAAAAATCTCATCGCACAAGGGTCAAGCAAGTCCATTGACCTATCCTTGCCTAATTTAGCATTCATTTCTTTTTTAGACATCAATGCTTTTTTGCCACTTGGCATATCCTTGAAACGAACTACAGAACATTCTTCCATAAATTCCGCTTGTATAGTGATGTTTTCTTTGAGTTTTTGGTGTTCATATATCTTTTTGGCTATTTTATCATCAAACGATAAATAACCTCGTTTAATAGCCTCTACAAGCCTTAAATAGCACTCTGCTTTTAGGTTATATGCTGCTCTACCATATAACCCTATCGGTTGTCTATATGACACAAAAGGTATTGCGTCTGGAATATAGTCGTTGATATATGTACCACGAATAGCATCATATATAATATGTGAGTCGGCAATATTATGGTCTGCTGCAAACATCTGTAACCTTTCCGCATTCATTCGTGGAGTTGTTTGTCCTAAAATCAATATATCCTCTATATGAAAGCCATTCCACGCTATTGCTAAAAAGTTGTCCGTACCTGTGTCCGCTAAGTCGCAAGTTACCCATTTGTCGCCATTTCGTTGAGGGTCGTTCATAAATACCTCGTTAGCAACATCTGATGGTATTGGAGCATTTTCATCTTCACTCGGTGATACATTCCAGTTACCTTCCAATAACTGTTGAGCATTACGACCACCCATTACCGCTACCGAACCTACGTACCCTTTATTCCCTTCAACCATTGCTTTATTTTCGGACATCTTGCCTAAATAAAACGTAAACGATTTAATTAAGTCCTCGTATGTAGCAGTACCAGTTGAGCCATTGATTTTTGCCAAAGTTCTATCAATTGTAATTTTACACTTTTGATAAACCTCTTTTTTCGTATCTCCCCAAACTACATCATTAACAGTTTCTCCGTTCATAAAGAAATATCTCACTACTCCCTCTCTCTCTGGCATAATAAAACCATCTGCACCAATATACCAATCTAAGAATTTACGTAACCAATGATTCCTATCTGGGTTGGTTGTCATACGAACTTTACCAGTCCATTGTGCCATACCACGATTACGAGTATAGATAGCAGAAAAACATTCCCAAGTAAAACCAGTACCCTCGTCAAAATAGATAAAGTCATACTGACGACCTTTGAAACGTTGTAATACTTTTTCACGAGATTGGTCAGAAACGTGCGTTACGTCTATCCTCGCCCCACTCTCCTTGAATGTAACTTTTGGTTCACCAGACTCAACAACATCAATAGCACTACCATATATCTCTTTGAATGTATCAATCAAACCACCAGATGCCCTCGCATCACCCAAGTTATTACGCAAGAACAAACCTCTAAAATGACTGTCATTTGACGGTTCTGCGACAGATAAACACGCTGCAAACGACTTTCCACCACCAAGCACACCTCCTCCTACAACAAAATCAAGATTTGTTCTTACAAATTTTTCTTGAAATCCTGCCTGTGGTCGTATTATCTTAGTTTGTTCTGCCATACATTATTTATTTTAATGCAAAAGTACAACATATTTATTAGTTATGCAACTAAAAAACATTAAAGTTATTTCGATACGAAAAAACTATACACAAAAAAATTTGGTGGTTTTTCTATAATGTTGTAATTTTGTCCGTGAATTATTATAAACAAACACAATATATATGAAATTTACTAAAGACGAAGCCTACAAAGAACTTGTAGCAAGGATGACGGCAAAGGGAGAAAAACTCAATTTGTCGGAACGCAGTGTAAATGAGCAATTAGAAACACTAATCTCATTGATTGCAAACGAGGAAATGGAATTGACAGATTTTGTGGAAAAGATTTTACCCGTAGTAAAAACAACCGATGCAAATGTACGCAATGATGTTTCAAAAGGTATTAAAGACTACACGGACAAAAATCCTTACAAACAAAACGACCCCCAACCACAAACTCCTCCAAACGACCCTAATGATACCAAAACCGACTTTGAGAAGCGTTTAGAGGCATTAGAGAAACGAAACCAAGAGTTAGAACTTAAAGCACTCACCGAAACAAAGAAAGCAAGTTTACGTGCGTATTTGAAAGAGAAGGGTGTGGCAAATGAAGAATGGATTGACTTGATGTTGACTGAAATTGCTATTTCGGGAGAAACGGAAATTGAACAAAAAGGCAATACTCTTGTAGAGATGTACAATAAAATGTACGCTAATATGCCTAATGACACTACTCCAAAAGGAAGTGGAGGTGGAAGTCAAGATAGTAAATTGAGCGAGAAAATCAAGGCTGCTGCCGAATTGGCAAAAGCACAACAACTTATTTAACAATTTAATTTTTTAGTAAAAACTTAATTATGAGCGAAATTATTGGAACTTTTAGAGGTTCAATCCTCTCTCAAGGTAAAGGTAATATTGGTGGCGCACGTTCAGTTTTTGCAAAATTCAAAGGTGGTGTCAAAAATGAACTCGTATATCCTTATAATGGTGGTATGATTGTTAATGCACCTAAAGGTGAGGGTTTTAAATTTTTTGCAGGCGACCTTATGGAATTTCGCACTAATGAAAAATATGCTAACCCAGAGGTTTACCTTTTGAAAACTTATTTGGTAGAAAGCGTTAGCGGTTCTACCGTAAATATCGTAAAAGACGGTTACAAACACGTACCATTCGTAGGCGACAAACTTGGTGTTGCTCCAGAGGAAATCGGTGGCGAAATGACATCGGCTACTATCACCGCAGTTAAAACTGCTAAAGTTGGTGAAGTTGAAGTATGGGCTTGTACAATGAGTGACACACTTACCGCAGAGAAAGGTGACGTGTTGGTAGAAGCAGGCGAAGATGGCAAAATGCTTGTTAAAGCAATCAACGCATTTGCGGATTGCGATGGTGATATGCCTTACGTTGGTGCAGAAAGCGCAGACGACTTTGAAAAAGCAAAATATTTCTATACTCCTGCCGTAGGTGGTGTTTACATTTTAATTCATAAAATGTCTCCACTCCCAGCGTGTGTATTGGCGGTGAATAAATCTCAATTTAACGGGTTGTATAAATTGCCTACTGTAGGTTAATAAAATAAGGAGGATTAAACGATGAAATTTGAAAATAGTGATTATAACAAAATTTGGAAAAGTAATGAGGGTCGAAAAGTCCTTGAAATGATTTTGTCGGAAGAGGGCTTTATCAAACCTAACTATACTTTCTATCTTGAAAAATTCCGCATTGACCCAGTCCTTACTCCTACAAATGATAAAGGTGAGGCTATCTTTACATCGACAATGCGTGAATCGGCTACTGCCGACCTTATGGATATGCGTGCGCCTCTTGGTGATACTCGTGTCGCTGACAAAAAAGGTCTTGCTTACTACAATGGTCGTATTCCAGACTTTGCACCAGCAGGTTTCGTAGAAAAAGCAACAGAACGCTACTACAAAGAGAAAAACTTTGCACAATTTGGTGATACTGCTCTTATTGCACAATACGCAACTAACGAAATCCAACGTATGACCGATAGTGCTAATATGACTATGTCTTACCTCGCTGCTAAAGCACTTTCTACTGGTGAGACTATCTACGATATGGGTGAAGGTATTCATAGCGCAATCTATAAATCATATATCCCAACCGCTAACTTCGTTAAAGCAGGTTCAAAAGTATGGTCAGACCCTACTTGTCCTATTCTTGACGAAATGGCTCGTATCGAAGAAGAGTTCAAAAATAAATGGGGTGTTGAGTTCTCAATGCAATGGGAAATGACACAAGAAATGTTTGATGCTTATTTCTTGAAAAACAACCAAGTTAAAGAATGGGTACAATATTTCCGTACTATCAACAATACTCCACTTCCATCAATGGGTGTTCTTACTCGTGATTTGGCTAAAGAAGCAATCGTTGCTCACCCACATAACATCTCACCTATCGTTATTATTGACGAAAAACAAAAAGATGTTAATCAAGGTATTGTTCGTGGTTGGAAAGAAGGTATTGCGGTATTGCGCCCAGCAGGTTATGCAGGTTATATCCGTAGAGCATCGGTTCTTGACGAGGAAATCTTTAGTCGTTTCGGTAACAAGGTAAATTCATACAACTTTACTTCTGCATTGAATGGTCTTGGTGTATGGATGAATAGTGTAGTTGTTAATGGTAACTTCCAAGAATGGCACACAGACTTGTTTATCAAGGCTATCCCTACTCTTGATGAGTTCTTGTATCACGTTATTGTTGACACTAAAACTGCTAACTAATAATGGCAATAGAATTTGACATAATCAAATATATATGTGGCTTGACCGACTATACTATTAGTGAGTCGGTTGCCACTAATATTGCGTTGAAACGTGGTGTGTCAGAGATAACCGAATACGAGGAATTAACACAAAAAGACAACGACTTATTACTTGCCGATGTATTGGTATCATTGGTATTTAGACCTAAAAAAACCGCAAGTACATCGCAATCTCACGGTGGTTATTCTGTTAGTATAGGTAGTGAAGAAACTCACGATATTGATAAATTGCTTGAATACGCAAAAAAACTATACGAAAAATGGGAAGAACCAATACCAGAGATGTTGAACAATATTGGTAATTTAGAATGGCTTGATATGTAATTATGGGAATGAGAAAGTTAATTGAAGAATACCCTTTTAGTGGTTTGTTTTACCGCACTTTTATAGACGATAGTAAACCTCTTATAGAGCAAGTTGAGGAAAAGTTGGAATTACTAAAAACTAAATGTGATATTCAACAAGTTTCTCAAAGTGATGGTGGTAATTTCTTTAACGCATCATTTAAGATTTACATACCGATAAATACTAATTCTAAACTAAAAGTTCAACGTGGTGATTTATTTGAGGGTAATATGTATGGTATGACGGTCAATGGCGAAATAATAGGTATATATGCTTCTCAACTTGGTGGTTGTACTATTTATATTAAAGATAGAGATGTATAGCGTATGGCAAAAGAAAATGTATTTATAAATAAATTGGCTAACGAGTTATTAAAAACGGGGAAACGATTTATAGGAGAGGCATTACGAACAAAAGAATATCAACATCGAACTGGGAATCTATATGATAGTTATGGCGCAGCAGTTTATTATAAAGGGCAATTGATTAGATTTTATGCTCCTTCACCTAAATCTGAAAAGGAACATAAATCTGGGAAAAGAGGAGTAGAAGAAATAAAAAACTTTCTGCAAAATCAACATAAGCCAGCAAGTAATTCTTTGGTTTTAACTGTAGCAGTAGCAATGTTTTATGGCTCTATTCTTGAAAACAGAATACAATATAAATATAAAGTTATTACACAAATAGATTCTCTTGTTAGAAACGCCTCTGAAAAGATAGGAGCAACAGTATATAGTTTTGGTATAAATAAAAAATGAATAAGAATAACATAAACATATCAATGATAGAGAACTACTTATTTAGCATTTTAGATAATGTAGTAAGTAATAATACCTTTGTAGGTACATTACCAACAACAACTGATGCTAAATGGAGCGATATGGTTCTTATTGATTGCCCTAATGGTGTTTCAGATTTAATGGCTATGGGTAGGTCAACGGTCTTAATTTGGTTGTACGCTAAACCTAATTCTAATGGTACTAAAAATGTGGCTCTGATGTCTCAATTAGAGACTAAACTAAATGAGGTCATAGAAACCGCAGACAATCCTAATTACCAGATAAACCGCAGAAGTACATATCAAGACTATGATGATGATAGAAAATGGCATTGTAATATAGTCGAATTAAACTTACAAATATTTTAATAATAATAATAATAATCTTAAAAAAAAATTATATTATGGCAAAGGTAACAAAAGTATTAGACTCAGGTAGAACCGTTTTTACCAACTTGAAGTATATGTACGTTACTCCTTGGATGAAACAAGAAGATGGTACTTACGAATTGGGTAGCGACATTTATGACTTGGTGAATATCGTGGGCGACTCTACAAATGTGGAACAAGCAGAAAACGAGGTAAACGAAATCGAACACGAATTTAGTTCAGAACCACTTTACGAGGCAGTAACTTTAGGTACTAAAACATTCACTACTGAATGTGTTGACTACCAAAACGATGTTTTGAAAGTTCTCTTTGGTTGGAAAGAAGAAGGTGGTATTTTGGCTGCTCCATCTGACTACGAAGAACTTTATTGTGCAATCGAACTTGGTTTCAATAGCACTGATAAAGTAGTGGTTCTTCCAAAAGTAAAAATGAACTCACGTGCCGTGTTGGCATCTATGAAAACTGATGTTTCTCGTGGTAACATCACTGGTACTGCTTACTCGGCTTGGGTTAAAGGCGGTTCTGGTAACGCAATCAAAACCGATATGTTTATCATATCAGGTGGTGCAGAAGGTGAAACTGCAACTTATACTTTGAGTGAAGTAGAACCAACTGTATAAGTATAAACTTATTACGTATAAGGGAGGTGGATGGTAAAAAATTCTTCCTCCCTTATTTTATTATTTGAAATAAATATATTAACTTTGTATAGTGGAATAGATAGGAGTAATTAACCTATTGACAAAGAGAAACCGACACTCTTTTCCACTTTTATATTTGTCGGTATAATTATAAAGTCGGAAATTATGAAACAAAAACATTATGGCATTGGCACAAATATATACAAAATAAAAGGAAGTGCTAATAAGGAAACTTTTAAGTTTTATAGAACTTGGTCTAATATGTTAGAAAGGTGTTATGATGAAAAATATACAAAAAAACACCCTACATACAAAAAATGCACCGTTTGTGAAGAATGGAGAGATTTGAGTGGTTTTAAGCAATGGTTTGATGAAAATTATATAGATGGTTGGCATTTAGATAAGGATATTCTTATAAAAGGTAATAAAGTCTATAGTCCTAATACCTGTTGCTTTGTTCCACAAGAAATAAATAAATTGTTTGAGAAATCAAATGGCATTCGTGGTATATACCCAATAGGAGTGAGATTAAACAAAAAGAAAAATAAATTTGAGGCTTATATAAGCAAAAAAAATAAATTTATCTCTTTAGGTTTATATTCTAATGTAAATGATGCTTTTTTATCGTACAAAAAAGAAAAAGAGGAATACATTAAAGAACTTGCCAATAAATATAAAGGTCAATTACCATCAAATGTTTATAATGTTTTAATAAATTACGAAGTTGATATAAACGATTAAAAATAACACTATGGCAAAGAAAATAATTAAAGCGGAAAATACGCAAAAGAAAGAAGAAAAGAAAATAGAGAAAGTACAAGGTGTGTCGGATAGTTCAATGGAAAAATTAGCAAGAATTATGTCTGATGCACCTTCTTTAGTTAAACTTGCAGGTACTGAATGGGAGATACGTGGATTGAAACCAGCAGTACAATGGGAAATAGCACGTTTGGCTTGTGAAATTAAGAAAGTCGAAAGTGCTACTTATGGCGATATTTTACAAGATTTGGCAAAGAATATTCCTACTGTCGTAAGAATTATCACTCTTGCTTTATTAAACGATAAAAAGCGCATTGAAGAGGAATTTGATATAGTCTATGACACTTTAATGTGGGAGTCTAACGTAAATGAATTTGCTACGCTATTGTTTGAAATATTAGAGTTACAAGATGTAAGTTTTTTTTTTCAAGCGAGGGAGGTTATAGAGATGTTTCGTCAGATGACTTTGGCGAGGAAGACGAAGATGACGGACGGACGGAAATGATATATGCCACAAGCGAATATGGTCAAATGATAGACTTTTTAAGAGCAAATACATTTGTAACCAGAGAGGAATATATGTGGCAATGGACTATCCCTCAAATAAGAATAGCGAGTGCAGATTTTACGCACGTTAGATATTTAAGCGAAAAACAAAAGAAAATGAAAGATGCTAAAGTCTTTGGCAAAAACAATGGAACAATGCTAAATGACTTGGGCATTCCAATTTTAGGAGAAAAATAAATTAGTTAATAACTTAAAACATAATATATATATGGCTATAGGATTTGACATAGTTATTCCTGATACGTTGTTAAAAAAAATAACAGACGCTGATAATAAATTAAAGCAATTAGGTAAGACTGCTGATGAAACACAAAAGTCGGTCAATAATGCCTTCAAGCAAATGATTGACGGTGATTTGGATGCGTTTATTAAAAAATTACAAACGGCTAATGCAGAAATAACAAAATTAGGTAATGTAAAGTTGCAAATTACTACTACAAATACTACTCAAAGCATTGATGACATAAATAAACTTATTCAGGCGGTGGGTCAGTTGAGTAAGGCAGAACAAGAACGAATTAGAGCATTAGCAGCAGCAGAATTACAAAAACGAACTAAATCTAATTTGTCAGAAGAGACTAAAAGACAAATATCAGAGGAGCAAAAATTAACCACCCAAATAAAAGCGCAGAACGCAGAATTAAGTGCCGAATATAAAAGAAGGAGCAAAGAGAATATTTCCATTGCGGATAATGAAGCCAGAAAGCGTATAGCAGCAACAAAACTTGCTACTAACGAAATTATTGCGCAAATGCAAAGAGAGACTCGTTTTAGGATACAAGAGGCTAATAGAATTGCAAAGTTAACTCAAACTCCAAATACTATAACTCGAAAAGACGTAGGTAAAATTATAGATGTTTCTCGTAATGCTACATCTATTAACCAAATGCAAACTGCAATTAAAAATCTTGAAAAAGCAAAACGAGACCTTGATACTACGGACAAAAAATATGATAAGACAATTAAGGCTATAAATAAAGAGATAGAAAATCAAAAACAAAGATTGAAGGAATTAGGTGTTCAAATGGATAACTATAAATCAAAAAGTAGTAATCTATTGAATATTTCCGAACAATTAACAAGACGACTTGCGTTAGTATTTAGTGTTTCTCAAGTTACGGGTTACGTAAAGAAACTTGCATCGGTTCGTGGTGAGTTTGAGTTGCAACAAAAATCACTTGCTGCTATCATTCAAAACAAAGACAAGGCTAATGAAATATTTGATAAAGTAACAAAACTTGCAGTACAATCTCCATTTCAGTTGAAGGAGTTGGTTACTTATACAAAACAATTAGCAGCATATAAAATCGAAACTGGCAAAATATATGATAATATGAAAATGTTAGCGGATATTTCTGCTGGTGTTGGTGTAGATATGTCTCGTTTAGTGCTTGCATACGGTCAAGTTGCAGCGGCTAATTATTTACGTGGTACGGAGTTGAGACAGTTTAGTGAGGCAGGTGTGAACATATTAGGTGGTTTGGCTGACTATTTTAGTGAATTACAAGGTCGTGCGGTCGGTGTGGCAGAAGTGTTTGATATGGTATCAAGACGTATGGTTAAATTTTCCGATGTAGAAGCGGTGTTACGTAAAATGACCGAAGAAGGTGGAGAGTTTTATAATATGCAAGCCATACAAGCCCAAACTCTTAAAGGTCAAATTTCCAACTTGAAAGATAGTATAGAAATTATGCTTAATGATATTGGAAAGTCGCAAGAAGGAAAATTAAAAGGTGGTGTTGCATTAGTTAGAGATTTAGTTGAGAATTGGAGGGCGTTTGCTTCTGTATTGCAAGATGTAAGTTTTGCATTGGTAATAAAAGGTGGTGTTGATTTATATAAAGGTTTTAGAGTTGCAAAGGATGATTTAGGTAGTTTCATTGGAGAAGCAAAAGGGTTGCCTAAGGTTGCAGCAAGTATAAAGAAAATGTTTTTTGATATTCAAAAGGCGATAGTGGCTCATCCGTATATAGCATTAGCAGCAGCAATAGCAGTTGTTGGTAAAGCATTATGGGATTGGAATAAGGCGGTTGAGGCACAAAATAAAGTTTATAAGGAAAATTCTGCCACATTATCAAACGAAATGCGTAATGTTGAAAAACTCAAGGAGGAATACGAGCAATTTTCTAATGCAATTGTAAAGGCAGAAACAGATATGCAGGTGGCTCGTAATAACAATGACCAAGACGCATATAATAAGGCACAAAAAAATGCTAATTTAGCAAGAAGAGAGCAATTAGAGTTATTAGATAAATTAAAAAGAGAATATCCAGAAATTTACGCAGGTCTTAACTCAGAAAAGGTTGGCACAGAAGAATTAACTATTGCTATAGAAGAATATAACAATGCGAAACGTACTCAAATAGCATTAAACGAAGGTAAAAAAGCAAGTTTTTTTGGAGGTGATAGCGAAGGTGAAAATATCAATGACGCACAATCTGAGATAAATGAATATATAAGTTTACTTGAAACTGCAAAAGGAAAAATAGGTCAAACTCTCAGTAAATTAGAAGTTAATTTTTATGAAGGTATTATTAACAAAGAACAATATGAAGAGGCGAAAAAATTATTGTTAGATACGGAAAAGGCAATTATAGATGATCTCCCTATTGATGAAATAGTAAAAAAACAAGATGCCTTTGTAACCTACGCAAAAACACTAAATATGTCATTTAGGAAAAATTTTGGAGACCTTAACACTGCTATATCCGAGGCTGAACGACAATGGAACGAAGGTTTTGGTTTTTTGGATTTTTTTGGAGTAGAAGACGCTCTTGATGATATACGAGATAAATGGGAAGATAATATAGATATATATAGGGCTGAATGGATTAAATTAGGAGAAGTTGACGAGTCAACCGAAGCAGGTAAGATTGCTGCAAAAAAATACCTTGATGGTATGATTGCTCAACTTGAAAGTAAAGATAAATATATTGTAAACGCCTTTAAGAATTGGTTAAAAGAAACATTGGGAGCGAAATTCCTTGAACCAGAAGATGAAAATGGTGGTGGTGAAAAACCACAATTAGAATGGGTAAAAAGAGTGAAAGATGATTTAGATAGCATACAAAAACAAATGCCTAAAAATATAGAATACTTACAGAGTATTTTTGAAGGGTTAGATTTCACTATTCAGTTGCCAGAGAACCAAGAGGATTACGAAGAATACTATAAGTTAGTTGTACAATGGGTTGATAAAATACGAAATGCGTATGATAGAGCATTGAATGATACAGATGTGCTTATTTCTAAAGAAGAAACAGAGTCATTAGGAAATGCGCTGAAATTTGCAGAGAAATATTTAGCAACTCTTGGTGGTGGTAAACAAAAAAAAGAAACTACTCCAGAAGATAAAACACCTGAACAAATACGAGTATTGAAAGAACTCCATAAATCATACATAGACCTCAATGATATTTTTGATGAAACCACATCAAAAAAAGGTGCGGTTGAGAAATTTGGCAACGCTTTTAAAGAGGCTTTTGATGTTGATATTAAGACTTATTGGGAGGGTCTTAAAGATATAAAAGGTTTCCAATTAGACTTTACTACCGAAGAAGGTATAGTTGCTGCATTTGATAAACTCATTAAAAGTATTCCAGACCAAAAGAAACGTGTTCAAGCCGAATTAGCCAAAGCGGAGTTTGTAATGGAGTACCGCATTCAAGCAAAAAAAGATGCCGACCAACAACTTAAAGATGATGTTCAAAAATTCTTTGACGATTATGAAATGAAAATTGAACTTGATAAGTTAGGCATAAGTGGTGATGCAGCAAATGCTTTGTTTGGCATTGAGTCAATGGACTTAGATAAGTTGCGTGAAAGTTTGACTCTAAAAAGAGATGAGTTTATTGGTCGTGGAATGGAAAAAGAATATAAGGCATTCCAAGATAAACTTACCGAAATGGAGGTCAAAGCACAACAAGAAAGGTTGAAAAAGTATTTAGGTAATATTCGTGATAATATTTCTGACCGAGCAAAACTTAAAATAGAGGAATTGCAAAAACT